GTATGGAGTGTAGGCAAATTCCTGTAGTACTGAACACCTCCCCAACTATTGCGCACAATAAACGCTGCGTCAAAGATATCGAATCTTCCTAGAACGTTGGGGTCTACAAACTGCATGATGCTATAAAGCTCTTCAGGCTTACCGTTCTCAATAGGAGTTCCGGTTAACGCAAATCTAAATGGGGCGTTGTTTAGCTTCTTTACTGTTCTGGATCTTTTTGATCTAAAAGACTTGATTGCTGTGGCTTCGTCAAGGACGACGAACCCTCTTGGTAGTTTGCTGACTTGAGCCCAGTCGTTAACAACTTGCTCGTAGTTAAGGATGATGTAATCAACCCCCGTATTCCGCCAGTCCATAGCCTTGGCGTACTGTTCTGCCCTCTTCTTTGGCGTTCCATCAATAACCAAAGCTGTTGAAGATCCATCTGTAAACTTCTCTATCTGGTTTGCCCATTGGTATTTTAATGAGGATAAGCATATAACCAAACCTGGTTCTTTTACTCGCTTATCATCCATCAATCGCTCTATAGCCGCAATTGTGAGAACAGTCTTTCCTAAGCCTAAATCGTAGGCAACAAGCATTGAGCCACGTTCGCACATGCGGTCCACGGCCTCAGGTTGGTAAGGTAAAAGAGTCCCCGTAAAGGTCAAGCGTCTCTCCTCCAGTGCAGGTACGACCTAATGTATACAACGGCATATGCTATTGCTGAAAATATAAATCCGTATTGGGCTGTAATAACTGCATAGGTTATCCATAGAACTTCGTTAAACAGAAGCACGATCCATCCCCATATAGTCTTACGCCCTACAAAGTAGATGCCTGTAACACCAATGACCGCCAAAACCCATGACCACATCATAAATAAGCCACCATTCTTGTTTTAATTGATAACTCAAGATCTTCTATAGACCCGTTGTTTAAAAATACTTGATCTACTTCATAGTTAGCCATGTCATGTTCAGACACATGATTGTTAACAGCTGTAACTCCAGGCCTTTCAACTCTCCATATCTCAGCAGGCTCCCCTGTCATCTTGCTGTAGTAAAGGATTCGATCAGCTTCATTTAAAAACCTAACATCTGTAATGACTATGTTCTTATTAAGATCTGCAGAACTTAAGGCGGCTCGAATCCACACATCTTCATCTATAATTTTTCTACCTGCTACACCTAGATTTTGTAACAATAAACGAACTGATGGCCGTTGTTTTGCTTTATCCCAGCCATCTACGTCAACGCTAATCTGTAGCGGCTCTCCATTAACCATTGGGTTCATTTCATAAAGCATGTCCCTGATCTTGTCAGCAAAAGCAATACGAGTAAACCCATGATGCTTTACAAGGTAGTTAGCAACTGTGTCCTTGCCTGACTGAGCGTACCCAGTTAATCCGATAATCATGATATGACCGCCTTTGTACCATGCACAGAATGCCGTGCGTTTTTAATCCCTAAGAGTATCTCGTCTTTGCTCATAGCGCCAACGTCTTTCATTGTGGTGTGGTCATAGTTAAAGAACCAAGCCTCAGTCTGCAGACCCCAGCACATCTCTAATAGATGTAAAGACGAGGCGCGTCCTGCGTCATCATTGTCCATAGCAAAGATAATCTTCTTGGCTGAGCGCATTAGATGGAACTGCTTGTCAGAAACCATGGCTCCATAAGTGCTAACACCATTAAGTACCCCTACAGAAGCAAGGCGAACTACATCTAGCGGGGACTCAACAACTATAAGCTCTGTGCCATCAAACTGCTGGTAGCCAAACAAAGCACTGCTCTTTTGAACACCTGTTGGGTAGTTCTTAAAGAATCGGCTCTTGTGGCCTTTCTCCTGCCAACCTAAAAGCTTGTTAGTAATTGGGTCTCTAATTACGGTTATCCAATTTGAATGATTGTTGTCCCAAAGTACCTCATAGTAACGCGCCGCGTTACTAGATAAACCTCTTGACAACAAAGCTTCTGCAGGTGGCTCAGTGAAAGCAGCAAGCATAGACTCAGTTATATAAGTAACTTCTTGAAACACTTCTTTTGGTTTAGTTGCTCGTAACAACGCAGCTGAGAGGTTGCGGTCTCCAGAGTCAACCCACTGTTGCGCCTCTTCGTACTCAATTCCTTGAACAAAAGATACTAATGAGAAAAGCCCGCCTTTGAACTGGCAAGAAAAACAAATGTGAGCACCAGTCTCTGCGTTGATCCACCACGATGGGTTACGGTCCTCATGACCAGTACGCGCTACATGTGCCGGGCAGTGGCCTTGAATCTCTGAACCATTAGTTGATATAACCTCAATGCCAAGACGAGCAAGCGTCTCTTCCATATCCTCTACGGTCATAGGTCATTCTCATCCAATTCTCTAAACTGACCCGTGTCCCAATCCCAAAGCATGTCAACTTGAGTAAGACCAGAGTTACGGCTAGCAAGAACTTTAAGAAGGCGAGTGTCGTCTACGTTCTCGTCTTGCTTCTGCAGGCCAAAAATAACGTCAGCATCCTGATGGAATGATGAAGAGTAACCAATAGAGTCAGCAGTTACTTGACCTTTGCGCATCTTCCAATTCAACACCTGGGTAGAGATAACAATAGGTATCTGGAACTTCTGTGCCAAGCGCTTTAGCGAGCGCGTGATATTAGTAAGAGCCTGTGGAGTATTAGCCTCACCAGTCTGCTCGTCAATCATAAGGTAAGTACCGTCAATAAAGACTACGTTGGGGTGCAGCACTTGGATCTTGCTAGCAATACCCGTAACAGTAGAGCCAGCAGCAGAGTCAACGAGCCAAAACTTGTGGGTCATGTCGCCCATGTTCTTAAGCTTGGTTTTGTATCGGCTTTCTTCCTCTGGTGTCAAAGTACCTGTCATCATGCGCTGGTGTGAAACCCTAGCACGCATAGCATCGTAACGAGACACCTGTTCGGTATTGCTCATCTCAAATGACTGAAACATAGGAACTGCTCCATGCATGTGAACGTTCTGCGCAATCTGCAAAGCAAGGGTTGACTTACCTGTCTTAGGCGGAGCCACGATAACAATCAACTGACCCTTCTGTAATCCAGAAGTAGCCTTGTCCATAGTGTTAAACCCTGTAGGTATACCTAGTAAGCCAGGGTTCTGCTTACGATACTCGTAATCTTCCCAACGTCTCATCGGGTCGTCTGTAATATCAATGTCGCTAGTGCTGCTCAGCCCATCTTCTTCAAGACGAATCAAACCGCTTTGCAGTTTTACAAGAGCACCTTCGTGGTCCTCAAACTTTTCAATTGATTCAATTGCTTGAGAGATCATGCCAACAGTAGACGCTTTGCGACGTTGTGTAAGCATTGAGTCAATCAGGTAGTCAGTAGAATCCTGTACATCAATCAATTTGTAGTTGGGGAAGTTGTCAGTGATTACTTCTAGGCTTGGGCACTCAGCATACTTAAAGAAATGGTCACGTATTAGGTTCCACATCTTCTTGTTCTCTGGGTCTACAAACCACGCCTCATTAACATTGCGAGAAAACAAAGGCGCGAGATCACGACTGCTAAGCGCCTTACTTATAAGCTTCGATTCAAAGTTCATTTAGTGATCTACCCCAATGTCCGTAACGTAGCAAGCGTGCTTGCGTGTCTACAACTCCAACAACCTCTGGTCTGTACGGGAGCTCCGCAACCAGCTGTGTCACAGTTGTGTAAGAAGAAAAGTATCTAAACGGGTTGGTACCCATCTTGTCAAGTTGCTCTACAAACTTCTCGAGCGACTCCTCGTCCTGTGTAAAGGAGACTAGTTCAAGGGTAACCCCCTGCTTTACTGTAAACAAATACAAAAAGCTTAGAGAAGAGCGGTTAAGCTTGCGATTAACTTTTGGTACTGGAATGAACTTAAACTTTTTTGTCACCTCTACTTCGGTGTCCAAAAAGATTTCGTCAACAACCAGTATTCGTTTTGATAGTTCGTTACTGATATCCCCTTTTAGCATTTTAGTAAACCTCTATCCGTCCGTACTTGATTACGAACTCCCGGAACTCCTTGTTGGAATCCTGGGCTTTCTTTGCATCTTCGGTAGATGCTCTACTGGAGATCTCCAAAGGATAAGTCCCACCGTTGGTTTCAATTCGGGAGTTAACAAACCTAACATGCTTGCATGTTGACCTGCTCTTATAACCTGGGCACGTACAGTGAAGCACGCTCTCTGGGTCAACGGCAACTTCATAGATGCCGGGGCCAGGAGTCTTGTTCTGACTTAAGAACACTTGCACTAGACGTAGATCGTCGTCCACTTGGTTGCCTTTCATTTTCTTCTCAGGTCTCCTCTGTCGGATACTACAGGTAGGTAGCCAAACGCTTCTCGCGCAAAGCTGGCTGTAGCGTCTCCATAAAGACTAGCCCAGTTGTCCAACACGATGTTGGTGGTAACTATAGTAGGCAATCCTCTGTTGAATCGGGTACGTAAAAGGTGGTGAAGCATATTCTTTTGCCAACCAGTAAGGCTGGAATGCTCTTTACCTATGTCATCTATGACTAGAACACGAATGTTATACGAATCATCCAAGCACTCGCCCAAGATGCCGTAGAATAGAGTTTCCTGCTCTGGGGTAGGCGAGTTCATAGTGTCACCCTTTAATTCCAAGAAATCATTGAATGTCATGAAGTAGCAAGGTCTAATAATTACCCCGCTCTCAGGTGGATCAAAAGCAGTTAACGGAAGAGTAGTCATCATCTCTTGAATGGTTGCTAAAGCAAGCGTCGTTTTTCCACGACCAGGCTCTCCAACCAAAAGAATCCCGCGACCTGTCATCTTTCCAGACGGTGTGCGGATTACATCCCCTGCTTCAACTCGCTTTATCCAACCGCGAATCTTTGTTAATACATCTGCGCTGGTATCAGTGCAGTCATCCAGCACCCACCCAAGACGAGCGGCTGGAATACCTGAGGTCTTTACCCAGGCACGCCGACGAATCTTTATGTCATTGAGCTTAAACATCTAAGATGTCCTCCCATGACTTGTCGGCTTCAGCCTGTGCGTTAACCATAGTGTCAGGAAGATATACCTTACGCTTGGCATCTGCAACCATACCAGGTGCTCGCTTGATAAACATGCGCCACATCTTCTCGGCATCATCCAACTCTGTGTCGTGCTCTATAGAAGCAAAAAACGCATCCATCATCAAGCACTCAATCTCTCCGTTGGTTTCATGCGCTTTGCGGAAGTTCGCTAACGCAAAAATAAAACGACTCTGTGTAACGCGCCAAGGTTTGATGTGCCACATGTTGTGGACACGAGATGCAAACTCCATGGCGCTATCTGTGGGTGACCAGTCAGCTTTGTTGTTCTGGTCACGAACCTTCATGCGCTGAGCCATGACCTTAGTTCGCTCTTCGTTGTACTCCGCTTGCTTCTTCTCGCGCATCTTGCGTCTGTAGTTATCCATGTCTTCGTAATCTGGAAACGCGTCGCTCATGGGCTTGACTCCAATCTCTATCTGGTTTGGATAGTCCTCACGGACTGGGTCCGTGGATTCGGTTAACTTATTAATAGAATTAGCTATTAGGGTTAATCTGCTATTCTGCACATTCTGCTGTATAGATGTACGGCTTTCCAGGCATAACCCAATACGGGTTTCCAGTAACGACCAACCAGCCTCAGTCAGAACGATCTCGCGTACCCACCCACCTGAAAAGTGGTAGGTCGCGGTGTGGGTTAGCCCAGCCTTTCTGAGCTCATTTAGTGCTTTTTGGCATGCGTCACGTCCCTCTGTAAATACCTCTGAAAGGGCTCTAGCGCCCCCCTGAAGGGGGTTTGAGGCTAGATACAGGAGAATGCCTAGGGCACGGGCGGATACCACCCTCTAAGCGTCCTTGTCTTTACTGATATGGGAAGCCATGACCCTGGCAAAGAGGTTGGCAATTGCTAGGACTCCATTGTAGATGTCCTCCATCAACTGGTCTTCGTCCTCTTGCTCTTCCTCTTCCTCTTCTTCATCCTCGTCTTCCTCTTCCTCTTCAGCCTCTTCTTCAAATTCTTCTGCTGGAAGGTTTAGCTCTTGGATAGGAAAGATGACCTCTTGCTGTGGCTTAAGTCCAGTGGTCGCTGTTATTGCGGTCAGCCCATCCGTCAAGTCAAAGCATGGGATTGACTCCTTGCTACAAATTGCTAAGAAATCCTGTGAGGTTGGGTCTTCATCATTCCATAGCAGAAACGCTACTGCTTTCTTGCCTTTTAATGAGTCAACCGCTTTTTTAAATGGGTTGGGGTCTACAACAAAGTCTGCTGCGGGAAGTCCGCCAAAGTTTCCAGACCCATTGTTAAACACAAGGATCTCTTTGCTTTTATCTTTTGCGTATTGCGCAGCAAACACCTGCGCCTGTGATGGTGATTCAACATACGGCAGTACTAACGTACCTTTTACTCCGTTGGCATAGTAGTGGTCTTCCATCAAAGCTTCTAAGTTAGCTCTGCTGGTCTCTCCACCACCGGCTACGATTACAAAATATTCTTCCATGTAAGTCTCCTTGGTAGGGGGAGACGAACACTACGCCTCGGTTATTAGTTTTGTCTAGTTATAACTGGGCGGTACGTAACAGCACGTTCTACAAGGGCTAGCAGTGACTTAGATGTGAACGCCCCAGCCATCGTGTATAGAACAGATGTTCGAATGTCATTATCTATTCCTACAAGCCAAACCGCTAAAGCACTAGCGCAAATTGAGGAAACAGTATTTGTTAGCCAGCTTTTAATAAAGATCTCTATAAAGTTAAGAGCTGGCTCAGCTACGGCTAGTACAAACGCAGCTGCAAATGATACGAGTAGTAGTTCTAACATGCGGTTATAGTACTACGTATTTGCCTGACCTAGGTATATGGCTGCTGTAGATCCTATGGTTAAAACCTCTTTTAAGTACTCTACTATGCGAAGTTGAATAGACAAACGGTTCTTATAGAAGTGGCTGCGTGCTGCTCCAACAGACCCTTCCCACAAAAAGTCAGAAGAGTATCCAGGACCACCATTGCCGTCAAAGTACTCAAGGACGAACGGGCTGTTTTCAAACATTGCTGAGTCCAGCTGGATGAGGTTACTAACATCCACATTCCAATCAACTTGAACATGAGCATAGGCTGCTTCAGCCGGAGCTGTCCCTGTTATATCGTGCCTTAACCAAGATGTAAGAACTTCCTCAGGGGACCCGGTGTCCGTGCTTATCAAAGTCTTTGTATCGTCATACCAATGTATTGAGGGAGTTACGTACTCAGGGCCAATATCAGTCATGATGTAGTAGCTAAATGTATATGGAGTTTCTGGGTAGTGGATTGGCATTAGATCAGCAGATGAAGTTGTTGACTTTAGCTGAACTATAGACCCAGTAGCCGTTAATCGAAGTGAATCGCCACCTACAAAAGCAGTGCCAGATGCTGCTGTGATTGCCACATCAGCTGTCGTTAAGCTATAGCTAAAAGAGGTGCCTGTCTTTGCTGTGATTGTAAAACTACCATCAAAAGGCAAGCCAACACCAGCAACTACAACTGTCTGCCCGACTTCAAGAATGTGCGCGTTGTCTACTTCAATTGTTGCTACATTGCTTGTAACGCTTTTATTGATAACTATGTAGATATCAGTGTTTGGCTCAGGTGTTGTTATGTCTATAGCTGGGATAGCTCCGGTTGCAGACCATGGTGCAAAAGGACTTTTAAAATGTGGGTTAAGTAACTCATTGATTCGAGTGGCTCTAATTGTTATGTGTATCTGACGCGCTTCGTCAAAGTCTGTGACAGAAGATGCCTGTTCAAACTGAGCTCCATCAAAGTAGTGGTGTTCATTGCTTGAAGCTGCTGCTACAGCTGCTATGGAAACTCCAGGAACTGCATAGTACGCATTAGAAGGGGCAGTGCCAGTAGCAATTAAACGCGTAGCCCACGCAGTAGTGGTGTTAGCAACAGCAGAGCCGTTGGTTGTAGATAGTAAAACACCAAAACGGTTATACCATCTAATCTTTGGTGTGATAGTTCTAACGGTTGAACCTGCTGTTGAGTAAACGCTAAACGTGTACGCGTTTCCAGAGTTTACAGGAATGCCTTTTGTGATTGGGTTTGATAACCCACAGGCAACTTCAACTGTTGCAGAGGATGCACTGGTATTAGTAACCGATAAAAACCCAACTTGTTTATTTGGAAAGAATAGCGGTGCCGTAGTCTCAGCATATGGCTCTGGAACTGGTACAACAAGGCCGGTTTCATTTCGTTCCGATATGTTTGCAGCCGTTAAGCTGTAGCTAATAGTTGTGGCAGTTACAGCGGTAAGTGTCTTCGCTGTAGAGGGTGAGCTAAACAATGGCAACGCCATGTTTTGAATATAAATTTGGTTTCCAACTTTATACTGATGTGCGCCGATTGTTAACGTAGCTACGTTGCTAGTTAAAGACACTTTTGTTATGTTTGTTTTCTTTAAAACAGACATTGAAGCATTACTTATTGATTCCCAATGTCCAATAGACTCTTCAAAAGAGGAGTCGTTGTAGTCAAGCATAAGGTTATGGCTTGTCGTGATTCCGTCAATTGTTGGGTTAGGCACATCAAACACTGCAGGAACAGCAAACCCTGAAAATGCCTTGACGTATTCTCTTAAACCTTGCAAACTTCCTTTTTCTTTATAAAGCTGAATTGCATCACGAACTAAAATACGAGATTGCTGGAATCCAATCTCAGGCTCATACTCTAATCCAAATTGCTTAAGCATAGATGGAAGAAGAGTTCCTCCAACTTTTTCTAGGTCGTACCTCTGTATTAAAAGATCTGTCAGTGTTTGGAAGTAGTCAAGCTGAAACCCAAATAGATTTAAAACACTAGATAATGCAGGGTTGTTTAGGTTAGTGTCTACTGTGTAGACCTTTTCAACTTTCATAACCTCTGGCAAATACGAGTACATTCGTACGTTGTTTCCATGGTTCTTTACGGATAAACCGATAGCATCTCCAGCCCTGATCCATGAGTACTGAGTGGTTTCAAAAACAAATATTGAGTAGTAATAGAACGCGCCTTCAGAAAGGCCAGATGTGTCTACATATGATGTTGGATCGCTGTTTTTAAATACTGATAGTAAGGTTACGCCATCAAACGGTGTTATGGGAAACCCATAGGAGTTTCTTACTAAACGTATCTTAGCCCATGAACCTGCAGGGCTAAGCCAGTCTAAGGTGATCTCACCGTAGTTAGATCCAATAGCTGTAAATGGCGTAGCATCAAAAGAGATTAAGCTACTAGCTCCATAAAAACTATTACCGTAGTAATCAATACCATAGCGTGACATATTAGATTATGATTCCTCCGCTAGCGGTAAGCGTTAAGTCACCAATTTCTGGAATTTCAGGAGTGCCACATACTACGTCTGCCACAACTAAGATTGTTGCCGATCCAGTTGCTGAAGCAGAAGTTACGTTAGCAGCAACTTGAGAATAGCTAAATGTAGTTGTACTACCAACCGCTGTAACAACAAACGTGCCATTAAATGTGCTGTCTACGTTTTCTACAAGAACTGTTTGCCCTACTGTAAATCCATGGGCAACGCTTGTTGTTAACGTTGCTACGTTTGAAGTAAGGGCTTTGTTAGTTATTGTTTTTGTATTGACTTGGTCTTGACGAACTAACTTTGTAATGTTTGCATACGCAACTCCATTTACAGAGCTAATAGCTGTCATGATGTCTTGAATAGTAATACGATCAGCAAATGATACGTTGGCAAAATCAAGCAGTAAAAGAACGGTTTCTTCTACAGCAGACTGGACCAGTGATTGTTTGTACTGTGGTAGCACAGTAATGCTGATATTTAAATCAATTGGCACATATGAAGGCGGTTGTAAAGTAACGGTTGTATTTGCTGGAACTCTGTCTACAAGGTAATCAAGAACTGATGTTTTAAGGTTATTAAATACCGTAGATGGAGTAACACCATCTGTTTGAACTCCTTTATCTCCAAAAGGAGCAAAATAAACAGTTACACTAGTGTATACGTCAGCCACGGATATAGATTTAGCTACTCCACTTACCTGAATACACAGTTCAGCGTAGTCTCTCAGAGAAACCGCACGGTTTAAAGTACGAACGCTTTTTGGAGCATTAATGCGAATGTCGTCAGTAGACTCTGCATCTGCTCCGCCTTTTGCAGCTCCGTCCCCAGAAACACTAATATCTTGGTTAGATACGCTTAGACCAGAAACCGCATTAGTTAAAACAAATTTAACTGTGTTTGAAGCAACGTTGCCCTCTATACCTCCGCCAACTCTATAGGTTGCATAAACTTTTGCTCCATTTGGAGGAATTCGACCGCTTACGTTGTCACCAAAGGTTATAAAGGTTGTCCCTGCCGCGTTTGTTGTTGCAGAAAAAACTGGATCAAAGCTATTGTAATCAATTAAGTACTGGACCTGTGTGTAGTTAACGCCATTGATAACCACTTCAATGCTGTTGTTAATTACAGGATTCTCTGCGAGTTGGAAGGTTTGGTTGACCGATCCGTCAGAAGTTCCAACACCGTTTCCACTAGGGTCGGTAGGGCCTTCGGTTGTAATGGTGACACCTTGTGTAGCTGTAACAGTAGCAGAACCGTTTGTAGAACCTACTTTTGCTGGGACAGTTACAGCGGCATTAGTTTCAAATACAATTTGAGAAGAGGTTGCACTAGAAATAGTAGTAGTGGCTACCTGAGTAAGAGCAGGCACAGTAATAGCCGCTCCAGTGCTGTTCTGGAATGTTAAAGTTACTGTTGAAGCTGTACGGCTTGTAGGCACGTAGCTTAAAAGGTTAGCAAGCTGTAGCACATTATCTCGCTGGCTAGCGGTTGTAATAAAGGCTTCGTTTGCTGAACGGTCAATGTAGTAGTTAAGAAGGTCGCCCATGTAAGCAAACAGCTCAACTAAGACCATGCCAAAATCTGAAGGGTCTCGGTTAGTCCATCCTGGCGCATAGTTAGGAATAAGCGCAAGCATGTCCTCGCGCAATGCGGCGTAGTCTCTAGACGTGTAGTCGACCTGTGGAATAAAGCTATTAGACATTTGGTACCTCCAAGAGTATCTCTCCAGACCTATTAAGGATAGCGGTTTTTATCGTTACAGTGTCGTCAAGGGCTGCCCCATAGTTATAGGTGACCTCAATATTAAGGGTTGACTCCGCTTCATCAAACACAGCTTTTACATCTGTCAAGGACAATTGAGACAGCCATCTAGAAAAAGCAATAGTTGTAGCTTGCTTGATTACAACAGTAGCATTTTCTATGTTTTCAAATGTAGCTAGTTTAACGTCGCTACCGTATGTAGGCTGCATTACCCGCTCTCCAAGGCTGGTCATAACAGCTATGACAATACGGTCTTGCCATATCTTTTTAATGTCGGTAGTAAACGAGATGCCCCCGCTCTCATTAAAACCAAAAGGAAGTGATATAGCTTTCTCTGTCATGCTTGTGCTCCCATCCATACCGGAAAGTTAGGGTCTCCGCCAATGTACATAACCCAAACCCTTTGACCTGGTTGAGGTTTGTATTTTCCTATAAGGTTTAAAGTAGCAATGATACCCGGTGTAGCAGGCCCAACCCCTGCTGCATCAGAGCTTATAAAGGTATTTGTACTATTAGCTGAAGAGACAAACTGTATATAATCTCCAGCATCTAGGTCTAATATAAGGCCCACAGTCATTGTTATTTCTGCGTTATTCCCAGCCAATGTAATCTTAGTGTTGCTGTCAGTAATGTCTACGCCATTTTTTCTAAACCAGATGTTTGCGGTTCCAGAACTGGAGTTAGTCTTAATGAGCATAGCCGAGAACTGAACAAAGTAATCTCCAGTCTCTTCTACATATATACGGCTTCCGTCTAAATAGGTTTTATTAGCGTCGCCCTCAACCCAACTGGTATTGATTACAGTGGCTGTGTTAACTCCAATTGCTTGGTCGGCAGTTGTGTAAAAAGTTCCGTACGGGTAATTAGTTTGAGCAATTGGACCGCCTGCGCCGTTAGCTGCCCACCCAGTCCATTCAACTTCACCTGTAACCTGTGGCACTGTTAAGCGTACACGCCCATTTTCTTCAGGGTCGTTAGCGTCTTGAACAAACCCTTCATAAAGTCCATAATATCTTTTGTCATAGGACATTAGAGGACACCCTTCCTTTGCAGTCTAGATACAACATAGGCCGGTTTACGAACCTCTGGCACTATTGGCTCTAAAGATGTAGTTGTGCTTCTCCAGACCGGGGGGTTAACTTTAACAGATCCTGCAGCAGGCTTGGTACGGTTATTTAAAGTTCCAAAGCTTCCTTTTAACTGAGGCGACGGGGTTATAGAACGCTTTAGAAGTTGAGTAGTCGGCTTTACTTTTGTTTGCCTTACATTTGGAATAATAGTTCTCGTAGGGGTTGTACGAGGAGAAGTTACGTTTTTATTGTCCGTCCAACTTGTTGCTGCCCCCAGAGAATCGGTTCCAATTTCTAAAAATGTCGTATAGGTGTACACGTTTCTTTGGGTTTCTACAATGCAATGTTCAGTATTTAAAATTGTCCAGTACCCGGAGTAGGTTGCTCCAAGGCCTGTAAGGTACACAGGTAAGTCTGGTCTTAACTTTACATCACCGATAACTTCAACTCTTGCTCTGTATGGAAAAGTGGAGTTAATATTGTCTGCAGCAGTAGCTTCGTACTGAGCAATTTGAGAGTCGGTAGCTACTACAGATGTTTCGTATCTATCAAAGAATTCAGGCTGGAACTTAAGCTTAGTTTTTTTCAATCTCTTTTGATTCGTAGTTTTAACAGCGGTTTTGTTAAATCTATCTACGCCAGTAATGGCTACAGCTGCTTTTTGTGCGTCTCCGTAAGGAACAGACTCACCAATCAAAGGCGTAAAGGAGTACATAGAGGTGCCGTCAATGCTTCCTACATCCCCCATAGTTAAGATAGGCGCTTCCCCACGATACTTAGAGTAGTCCTCTAGTAAGGGTTGAAAGTAAAGCTCTGTGTTTTCTGCTCGTAAGGAGTAACCAGATTGCTTTGCTAAGCGAATCATGAACTCCCAGTCAGTGTGGCCAGCTTGAGCTATCTGCTCATATACACGAGGGTGGGGCACGGCATAGCAAACAAAGCCGTGGGACTTAGCAATTTTTTTAACAACTACATCAGCTGTAACATCTCTATAAATTGTTTGAGAAGGCTTCTTCATGCTATAGGAAGCTCCAATTACAGTGACCTCCACGTAGTCTTTTCCTGGAGTTCTATTAGGAGTTACGTGGTGGATGTAGCCAAAAAACTCTCTACTACCGCCTGTGCTTTTAGTGGTTATCTGTACAGGAGATCCAGGCTCAATGCTTTCATAAAGAACGCCCCAATCTTTAAACGTTAGTACCGCCATTTCATGCTTATAGCGTTCTTGGTATATGTACGCGCTGTAAACCGTTACTGGTTGTAAATCGGTTTGAGGAAAAGAAACAGAGATATAATCAAACACTTGGTATCCGTAAAATAGTCCCTGCCGGGATGTTAGTAATATCTGTAATCTCTGGGTTGTACTCCATAATTATCCACCAAAACCCTGGACGTTTGTAGTACTGATTTGATATTTGGTCTAAACGCTCGCCTTCAATGTAGACATGTTCTGTCCATGAAGTTAACCCTAGATTAGAAAACTTATAAAAAACCACAGGGTCAGAGTCACCGTTTTCGGTTACAGAAAAAAAGTCTACGACTGAGTACTCATAACGAGAATTTTGAAAAATCATTTTATCTCCTAACCATTTACAATTCCAGTACCGGTCATTGCGGTAAAGTTAATAGTTACCATAGTTCTAATTGGAATCATGGATTCAGTAAACGCTATGTGATTAACATTTAAAGAGCTAATCCAACCAACATATGAAAGGCTTTCTGCTGACGGCCCTAGTTGCATAGCAACTAAGATTGGTTGAATAAATCCAATATCAGCCGTTTTTCTACCAAGTAAGTTTGCCCAATCTTTACCCTTTTCAGCTCCAGAACCGTTTACTGTTTTAAAAAGGTATTCTAGGTCTGCCAAAGTTCCTTTTTGCATTAGCTCAGAGATCCTTGTAGAAATTGGTTCGTTTTCGTTTCCTCCAACTGTTGGATAGCCTGATTTGTAGTATTTTGCATAGGCTTCGGTTGTAGGGACAGAATACACTTTTCCGGCAGGAGTGTCGCTTACCGCAAACGCATTGTCGCCTTTAAAGCAGGCAAAATCGTTAGTTCTATCAAGAACTACGCTAATTGTCACGTTTGTACTGCCAAGAAAAACACCAGAAACTGATCTAAATCTATCTGCTGCTGTTGGAAGAACGTCCATATTAACTGATACAGAGCTGCTAATAGCCTCTGGGTTCCATAAAAACTGGAAACCATAATTTCTATCACCTGAAAGTTTTTTCCCTTGAAGTTTTTTAGTAGTTGATTGGTACGACGATACGTCAGAAGCTCCTGGAGATGAGGTTAGGCCTTGAAGAAACGTGGCTTGGACTGCCGCACCTTGATTTGTTTTAGACAGGTCGTACTCACCAAGGTAAAACCAAAGACGCCCGCGGCGTAGCCCATGAAAAGAGTCATATGTAGTATTTTTAACAAATGTTTGCTCTCTGTTTCCAATATTAATTGGTCGTACCGGTAGGCTCCAAGAGTGTGGAGGGAGATTAAACTTGTATTTAGCAGGAATAGTTACTCCAGGAAACCCTTGTGTAGGAGCAGAACTTGGCTTAATGATGTCAGCAGGTGCTACAACGTTAGTTCCATAGATTTGCGTGTTCTGTAAAGACTGCGGTGATGTAGAAAATTGAGTGCCGCCTAAAGCAACGGTAGACTTTCCAAGCTTTGCTAGTCGTACAGCCCCGTCGTCTGTAGATGCGGAAAGATTAACCGCCCCTTTTCCACTATTCAGTGTCATTATCTACCTCCTATAAACGAGCGAAGATCTCCGCTTGAAAGAACACTCTTAACCTCTGCGGCAACTGCCTTAGCATCCTTAGCGCCGCTTATGGTAATGGTCACACCGCCATAGTTATTGGTAGTACCAGCTCCGCCCATTTGACCGCTTGACCCTTGAATCGTAGAGAGCGTGTCTGGAGCAAACTTTCCTAAGAAGTCTCTTAATGACCCCATCGCGGAAGAGAAGAAGTTACCTTCTTTCTCAGAAGCTCTAGGTGTAGGACGTCCTGAAGGCTTTTCACCTGTAAGGTAGTGATTAGTACTCCAAGTAGAAAAGTCAGCGCCGCCCTTTGACATATGATAGGCAACACGAGCATTCGTTAGTGGGTCGTAAAGATCTTCCATCTTTCCTAACTTAAACTTGCCTCGGTCTTTCCAAGGGCCAGTTCCAGCCATTGTCCAAACTTTTTCCATGCGTTCCTTATAAAGGTCACCAAGCATGTTGATTTGGAAAAGGCCTAAGGAGTAGTCCCCAGTGCTCTTATTAGGGTTAAGCGCATTTGGGTTATACCCAGACTCACGCTCAAGAATAGTAAGGGCGTTTTGTAAACCTTCCCCTTTAAAACCTGCTTTTTTAAGAATGCTAGTTACATCACCCATTTTCATAGGGTCTGCACCCCATGCATGTGAATGTTTTACTCCGCCGCCTTCATGGCGCCCATCGGTATTTAAAAGATGGTTAGGGATAATAACGCCATCAGTTTTAGGCAAGAAAAGCTCTGGGCCTTTTTCACCAACAACATACGGCTTAGACCCACCTACAGCACCGCCTTCAGCCTTAGCTCCAATACCAAGTTTTGATAAAAGCATGCCCATCAGAGTTGCCGGGGTTCCGTCTGCCATTCCGCCAAAGCCTCCAACAAGACCTTTAAGGAATGACCCTGCGCTTAAAACTCCAGTTAATCGGTCCATAGCATTTGCTGCTGCTTGCATAGCTTCGGCAGCATTGTTGGCAGTGGTAAATGCGCCAGCACCAGCCCTAGAAGTTTGCTGTAAGCCTTCCATTGCTTTTGTTTGACGATCGCTAAAGCTAAGAACGGCTTCGGTTGTAAATCCGGCTTTTAATAGCTCGCTCTTTTTGTAAGATGTAGACACGCCAGACGCTCTAGCATAAAGAGCGGATTTAACTTGAGACATTAAGTATTCATCAGTACCAAAATAGTTCTTAAGCAGTTGGTCTAGAGAGTTACCTGGTTGGAATCCCATGTCCAAGTCAGCTCTAGTAATTGGGTCAGAGCCAAGTTTTTCTCTATTTAACTTGTCCCATACATCGTTTGCGATGTCTTTAAAGCTCTTCATAGATCCAGTTAGAGGGTCTCTAACTTGAATACCAATGCTTCGTAGCATATTAACGCTTCGACCTTGTTGCAACGCAGCGTACGCTCCCATGCTGTTTTGCACTCCAGCACCAGGAGTTAGGCTAGACATAGTTCCTACACCAGCTAATATATTTTGATAGCCTGGTAGACCCATTCCAATGCCCATTTGCTGCCCAGCTGCTGCTGCAAGACTTGGGTCCATTTGATCTGTAATAGTACTTCGTTGAGCAAACTGACGAATAATTCCGCTTACACGATTGTAGGCCTCTTCTCGTGTGTTATTAAATGGTGGCGGTAAAAATCCAGGTAGGAAGCTAGCGGATCGTGGTTGGCTATTTAAATCCTGCATACCAAACGCCATAGCGCGGTTGGTTAACAGGTTCATACCAACTTGTTTATTTGTTTCAGGAAGCGCTTGACTCATCAAGCTATACCCGGTTACAACCTGTGCAACAAATTTCTTTTGCCCTGGTGAGAGCATGTCAGACATTGCAGGGGTGTTGCCACTACCGCCTCCACCTCCGCCCTGTGCTGGAGCAGGTTGTGGAAAAATAGTGCTTGGTAAAGGCTGTCCATTTGGACCAAGCAACCCGCTATACCGTGGAGGAGGCTGTGGCATTACAGTGTTAGCAGAGGCTTGAATACCGCCGTCACTTGAGAAAGCTTGATTAGCAGCAGACCCTAAACGAGAGATGCTGCTGCTTAAAATACTTGCAAAGGTGGAGGCTCTAGTAATGCCAAGAGTCATCTTGTCATTGACACGGTCAACCGTCTCAGATAGGTCGGCAAGTAAAGACGAGAACTTTGACCCGCCTAAATTCATGCCAGATTTGCTATCCACTATCTGGTTCCTCCTTTATACCTTTGTGTTCGTTCTATCCAGTTCATTCGTTCTCTGTAAGAAAGAGCGCGAATGTCAGATAAAGTCCATCCATTAAATGTTCTAGTCAACACTTCGTACTGATCTAGAAGCGCTTCGTAGTCCGTCTCTCTATAGACGAAACAAATCGACCAGGCTAAGTGGCAGACTCATATCTTCACCACATGCCTTACAGGCCTTCTTCACCTCCCCAAGGCGTGGACCTGGGTTCTTCTCAAGAATCTGATCGATAATCTTTGCTCGGTCTGCCATGCTTAACGACAAGGCAGTAGAAGCGCCTACAGATGGTGCGCCGTTTATTGTTACGATACATCCAGATAGTAATAAGGTATTAATTTCTGCAGAAGTCTTATCCATGTTTTCCATAAGCTTCTTTTGAACAATACCGTTTGGCAACATAACCGTCACTACTCCGCGAGTAGTTTCGACTTCCCATGCTCGATCTGCTATCGGGTCCTCAAGTTTTTTCTCAGGGACATCAGAGATCAAATCAATATTTGCAGTTCCTTCTTGTCTACAAGATTGGCACTGCACCGGTACATCGATTGTGTTACCAAAAGTTACACGGCGAACTCCGATAAGGACTGCGTCGCGGTCTCCTGACAATAAGGTGTCTAAGTCATCTTTAGAAACTTGCTCAGAACCAAGCGCAATAAGGCCGCGTTGTAGAAGTACGTTTAACGACTTACCAACTGTTCCTGCTTTTGCAATTGCCTCTTCGTCAGCTCCAGTAAGCTCTCTAACCTCAGCTGTAGTGACTAACTCTCCAGCACTGTTAATGAACCCACCAGGTAGTTTTACTTCAGACTCTGAAGGGGCCCGGGTCTTAATCTCGACCGCGGGCTCCTCCATAGCCTTCTTTGCAAACTGTTCAATTAGTTTTGCGTCTGTTATTACTTGTGGTTGTGACAATTTTTACTCCTAGATAGATTTGGGGTTAAGCGATTGGCTTGAAGTTTGAATCAACAAATGATACAGAAAGTCCTTCGTGTACAAGTGTCATTGACTCAAACAAGATTCCGCCGTCTCCAGCGTTCAACTCGTTGTAGTTCAAACCGGTGATCCATGCGTTGTGTACGCGGAAGCGCATACGTGGCAAGTTGTCATCTGCTGGTGTTCCAGGTGTAGCGGACGCATTTGGGTGGTCCATTACATAGATGTCAATATTGACACGGAAGTTCTTAGCGGTTCCTGTGTTCAAGCCTTCGCCAGATGCAGCCGAGAAAAGGCCCTTCATCCAGGTGATTGCTTGGTCGTTGCCGTAAAGAACGCCGCGCTGGAAAGTGACTGGAACAAAAGTTGTCATGCCAGGGATCTGGTGGACAGTTGTGTTATAGCCGCCTTCACGGTATGGGATGGACTGAGTGTTGATATTCAGCCCGCTGATGAAAGTAAAGCCGCCTACCCAGCCTTCTGATTTACCAGAAGTAGGTGCAACACTTGTGCTTGATGTAAGGATTCGCTTGTCGAATGCCTCGTCACCAGCTTTGGTGAACTCTGCGTAGAACCGAAAGTTACGTAACGGATCTGTCGCAATTGTGGAGAAGCGGTTAATGATGCTACTTGGCATTTGTTATTGTCTCCTTACGCCACAGTAACGGTGGTTCCACCGTCAAACTGGCCGATCTTAATAATGATGAATTCGGCTGGACGTTGTAGCGCAACGCCAATCTCGATATTAACTTCGCCATTATCAATGGTTGCTTGTGTATTGTTTTCAGCATCCACTTTCACAAAGAAAGCTTCGGCTGGGGTGTTACCACGTAAACCGCCTTGTGACCAGAAGTTGGTCAAGAAGCTGCTTAGCGAGGCATCAATTCGACGCCATAGACTTGGGTCATTTGGTTCGAAAATTGCGAACTGTGTTAGGTCTACTACAGCCTTGCGTAGGTAGATAAGAGTACGACGTACTGGTACATAACGGTCTACATAACCAGTCTTAATTGTACGAGAACCCATCACTACAATTCCAGATCCAGAAATAAATCGAATTGCGTTAACAGGCGCTCCAGCAGAGTTTAGAGAATCTAGTTCTGCATTTGTTAGTGCTGGGACAGACACTGCTCCAGCCAAACGAGCTGTAAGACCGGCAGGTGCTTTGAACACTCCACGAGAAGCATCAGTTGAAGCCATCAAACCAACAACAGCTCCGCCAGGGCCTACGATCTTAGCTGAAGCTGCTGAAGCTCCGACACCAAGAGTTGGGTCACTGATAACAAGTCGTGGGTAGTAGACAGCTGCTAGTGAGCTAGGGGTGTAGCTAGCCGCAAGCGTTAGCTGGTTAGCCACAGTGTCGTTTGCTCCGTCTACAACTACAAACACATCATCTCTAGTTTCAGCGTAAGCAATTGCAATATTAACTACAGTTGCGTCTGTGTATCCAGGCACGTTAAGAACTAATGACTGAGGTACTGTATCAAACTCCTCAAGTGAGGCAGAGATTTGACTTGAAGTAATTGAGCTTCCGTTAGCACCAGAGGCCAATGATTGGTTGGAGATAACTGAAGGGTTCTTGTTGCTTCCAGCTGTAGCTGAGTTCTGGTCAATAGCAACAATGTATCGAGACAAGCTGTTAATCACAGTTGGAGCATAACGTGAGTCTGTGCTAACCATTGTGATGTCTGTAAAGCGCTCTACAATGTCTGCGTCGGTGCTTCCGTTGTAGTAAACAACCAAGTCAATGTAGCCAGTTACAGTAGAGTTAACAACGCTGATGTTAATGTTGTTACCCCAGGTACCTGCGTTCTTTGACTGGATAGTAAGGGTGTTGAGTGGTGTGCCCGCACGGTCTGTGAGGGTACGTGTTGCTACTGCAGCTGAAGTCCCAACTACGCGGTTAACGTATGCCTGGCTTCCACCGTTAGCAAAGAACATGTAAACAGCAATAGGAAGGTCATTGCTTGCTGTTGTGTTCCAAGAACCAAACTGATTTACGTATTGGCTCCATGAAGTTACAAGTGAAGGGCTGGTTGGGCCACGATCGTTAGCGCCAACAAAAGCCGCGACGCTGTCTGAACTTGGACCAAGCACTGGTGCAATAGGGTTTAACGTTTCCTGAACGTACACCCCAGGGCGTTGATAAGCCATTAATTTATCTCCTTAGATTTATACAAAGATTCCATTTGTTATACCGAAGTGTAGCCAGAAGGGATGTTCGTTATGGTGGTGTTGATGCGTACTTCTTCTACTTCTTGTAGAGCGTTAGCTACTTGACTTGGGGTCATTTCGCTAACTACTCTAACTGTAAACACGTTTCTGAGTAGGCGACGTCCGCCGCTTTCCTCTTCAACCGCATCACGTTTTACAAACCCATCAAGGAACATAGACCTACCGCTGTATTCAGTACCAATTTCATTTGGCACAGATAGGTATCCGAACTTTGAGGGAAACTTATTTAATACGTCGTACATCATTGACCGGTCATGTCGCGGGTGACGAGCGTAGGTTGTTATTTGATATACAAGGTCGTAGGCGACTGGCGCTTTATATTTGTACGCACTTCCAGCAGATGGCGTTACAGTTCCGCGGTTGTCATTATCTGTAAGGTATCCAGACCATTGACGATCATTTGCGGGTGCAATATCAATCAAGTCGATAGTGATAAATGGGAACTCTTGCTTGCGGAGTTCAACGTCTGGGTAGCCAAACCACACCTTGATTTGACGATTAGTTACCTTTTCGTCATCTACAGTAAGCCCTTGCAACCAAGTCTTTAGAGCAAGGTCTTCAGCAACAATAAATGGATTACCCATTACCAGATCCCCCCATTTTCAAAGAAGTCTTCAGCTACGCGGGTTTTTAAAACTAGTGCAAGGTATTTTTGAGCTTCTGAAACAAAAGTTCTCAAAACTGGCTGAGGTAAATTGTTTAGGTTACCGTACTCTAAGTTGTCGATTTGGCTCTTAAAGTCGTCTGGATAGCTGACGTATATCTCCCCATCTTTAGAAGTGACCTCTAAAGAGTTAACAATGTCCTCAGGCCATTCGGCTAAACGAGCGCGTGAGTGGAGGCTTTTAGTTAATAAAGGTAAATGAGACTCAGCGATATCGCTGGCAAACTGTTTGGTATCAGCGCTTAGGTCTAGAGACACGTTTCAACACCTCTGCCATTGCGTAACCCTTTGCTATATTTGCGAGTATCACAGTATCGGATGGCAGATTGTCTTTAATCTGATCCATAAACTCGGCTTCCACCGGTCTAACGATTTTACGTTCGGACACTACGTCTCCTAAGAGTTAGCACAATATTTCGCAAAGGTGTTACTTTGAGCCCCGCATGGGCTCACTTAAAGCATAAACGAAAGGCCCCCTTTCGGGGGCCTAAGCGCTACTTCTTTTTGTCGTCCTTGCCAGACTTTTTAATCTTCTTTATAATCTTAGCGTCGATCTTCTTATCTTCTGCCATTGTCTTTGGCTTCTTCTTGGCCGCGTGAGCTTTGTCAGCCTTTTCAAACTTAGCCTTTTCAGCAGGGCTCATGCCCTTAGTCATTGCAGCGTCCTTCTTCTTGTCCTTGGACTCTGTGTACTCGCCTTTCATAAAGCTGTTAGCCATTACATGCCTTTCTTTCTTACCATAGATGCCTTCTTAGCCTTCGCAGGCGCAGCCTTCTTTGCAGCAAACTTCTTGTTCGCTTCCTTCAGAGACTTCATCCCGTGCTTGTTCTTTGGTTGGCCACAGCCGCAAGTCGCGCACATTACTTCTTCTTCTTACGTAGGGCAGCGAAGTCAGATCCTTCTAGCTTGCCGTCTTTATCTACATCAAGTTTCTTTTGCTTAGGTGACATTCCCTTTGGAGCAGCCTTCTTTGCAGCCTTCTTTCCTTTACCAAAGCCTGGCTCACCTTTTTTCTTACCGCATCCGCACATAGCGCACATTATTTTTTCTTCTTTCTGGCAGCAGCCATATTGTCTACAAGATTAGGGTAAGGACGGCCTGCCGCTTTTGCCCGCGCCTTTGCAGATGATTTTTGGGACTTACTTAGTTTACTAGACTTTCCTGGGGTTGGGTCCTTCTTATCCCAGACTGGCTTTTCTTTCATTACTTGCCTCGCTTGTAGCTAATAGTGGCTTTTGGCTTACGCACAATGCCACCCTTCTTCTTGCGCATCTTAGATCCGCCAGTAGAGTACTTACTTTGGTCAAGCTCAATAGACAGGTTTTTTCCAGGGTTCTTACCTACACTGTCACCAATTCTGCCTCGTGCCATTACTTCTTACCTTTCTTAGACATGCCGGCTTCGCTCATTGCAATAGCGACAGCCTGCTTCTTGGACTTAACAACAGGAGCCTTCTTAGGACCTTTAGGGTCTTTACCGCTATGAAGAGTTCCTGACTTGTACTCCTTCATAACTTTTTCTACCTTCTTCTTGCCTTTCATTACGCTCCTTGTGCATACTGTTGGAATTGGGCGTCATTTACAAGCTCATCAGGCATAACCTGAATACATTCTAGAACAATCAAAGTACCGCGGTCATCAATGTAGCCTTCTGGCTGAGTCTTGACTGGTCGGAATACTTGACCTTTCCATACCAGACGATACCTGTTTGCATCAGAAATTCTTGGCTTAAAAGCTCCACGAGCATCAAATAGTTGAGGAGAGGCTGCTTGCAGATCATCAATATTTAAAGTTACCTTCATGGTGTCAGCTGCGTAGAAACCGCGAGGGCTAGCTGGAGCTCCACCTTGCTTCTGACTTACAGAAATGATTGGCATAATTACCGGACCACGCCATACGCGGCCTGCGCCAATAGGCTCTACATCGTAGATTGGGTCAACTGCAGAGGCGTCAATATCAAATGTCCACCATTCACCCTTGGTACCAAATGGGTTTGTTGCATCCCAAGTGATGCCATCACCAACTTCGTTTAGTTCCCAGTCTGTTGTAAAACGACCGCCGGGTGTAAAGGCTCTCATCGGTCTCCTTCGTAGAATTCTAGATTACGCTGTAATCGCTCATCTGTAGGGTTAAGCTCAAGCGCTTTCTTACCGTATTCGCGGGCCTGCTCTACTAAACCTAAATTCCACGCAGAAATTGCAGCATAGTCGTAGACCTCAAAGCCCCAAGCAAACTCTTCAACTATGTAGTCAAGTTTCTTTTCTTTTATAAGTAGGGCATTCTCTGCCCAATCTAAACAGGTCGTGAAATCGCCCTTGCGATAGTAGTGGCCAGCAAGAAGAACCATCGGCTCCCTGCGGCCTCCAGAAGTGGCAATTGATTTTTGGCACCACTCAACCGCGTTATCACTATCAACACGAGCCAAGTAGTTCATGGCAGAGGCACGCTCAGGTGGCCACCATGCGCTCTTCAAATCCAAGTAACGGCGAAACTCTTTGCGGGAATCTTCGTATAGACCATGAAAGTAAAGCTCTCGTGCATAGTAGAAAGCGTTGCGGTCACTCTCTGGCTCTTCATCTACCGCCATCTTAAGAAGAGGAAGATACTGACCTCTAGACTTATTATTATCTGGTCTATGGTGAATCTCAAAGTTAAAGCGTTTTCTATTTTCAGTAATTCCATAAGGATTAGGTAGTTCATGAATCGGGAACTTCCAACGGTACCCTTGACGAGAATGAACTCTAAACCCATCAAATTCTGTACCCGGGCTACCATCGGGTAACCAGGATGTGATAAATCTATAGGTAGGCCTTGTCACTCCCTCGGCATATGCTTTCTCAAGCTCCTCACGCCAACCAGGAATAAGTACCTCATCTAAATCTAAGGCAATACAGTAGTCGATATCAGACGGTAAATAGGCTAGGGAAGCATTGCGAGCGTCATCAAATCTCCAAGGTTTTACAGAGATATCTACGACGTGTATACCTAGCTCACGCGCAATTTCTTTAGTGCGATCAGTAGAGCCAGTGTCTGCAATCAGAAAGTAATCTGCACCTTGGCCGGATTCCCACCAACGTTGTACGAATTGTTCCTCATTTAGTGCGATCGAATAAACCGCAACTTTCATATAGTGCTCCGTTATTCAGTAGGGAATACTAAATCGTATCCGATTACGTCTCCTGCTTCATTGCGCACTTCGAACTTTTCTGCGCCTGTTTCTGGGTCTACACCTAAGCTTATTTTAGTTGTCATTATTCAAACCTTCCCCATGGACTGAGAACGCTAGTAGTGAATGAGCTAGCTGTTGCTGGCAAGTCAGTCTGACCAGTCACCGCCGCTGTCATTCGTGGGCTTAACGCGCTAAGTGTAGACGGAATTAAGTTAAACGCGGTGTAGATAGTTCCTGGGGATGACCCAACAACAATTAAACCTAGCGCATAACGAACTCCAGCTTGGAGGGCATATGTAGCTGGGTATCCGCCAGTTGTACTAAATGCGCGAACAAATGCGGTATTAGATGTGGCAAATAAAGAAGTATCTGAGTCTGTTCGGGCTACCAAGGTAGCTGTTCCACCGCTAAATGTGTACAAACCAATTCGAGCTAGGGTTAGCCCAGAGGAAGCTGTACCAGAAGAAGAAACAAGAACCTCGTTAACCTCTAAGTTCCAACGTGGAGTAAAGAAAGTAAAGTATGCAACACCGCTTGCCATAGTTCCGCTGAAGTTACCGAGACGCGGGTAGACATCAATTACGGTTGCGCTTTCATTTCGTGAACCCGCTTCAGGAGTAATAACATCTTCCCAAGCAAGGCCTGAAGCTGTTGTTGAATCTGAGATTAGGTGCCAACGGTTAGACCCTGCTGGAAGAACAGATACCGTGTTACTTGCTGTACCAACTAGTAGATCTCCCTTTGCTGTAGCAAGGTGGCTACCAAGAAGAGTTGTTGTAGCTGCGGGAACTGTTACCGTGACATCTGATACTGGGTTTGTAAAGGTAAGAGTAGTTTCAAAGTCGTTAGCAGTGCCTTCAACAACAACGCTGGAATCAGAAATATATAGCCCAGATACTGTTGGAGATGTAAGAGTTAGGCCTGAAACTGTGGTGGTAGTGTCACCAAGAGTAAGCGCAGTTGAGCCAAGAGTTAAGCCTGGGTTAGCAAGCTTAGCGTTGGTTACATTTGCATCAACAATTTTGCCAGTAGTTACTGACAAATCTGAAGGTGTGCGAGCATTAGTAAGGCGAGTATCGTTTCCAAGAACTACCTCAGTAGAACCGGCGTCTCCAGTTGCGGCAACGTTCTTTGTTGAAGATGTGCCAAGACCAGTTACCTGTGTGTTAGCAATTGAAATTAAAGATTGATTAATGCCTACAGTCGCTGTTCCTGCATCGTAAGTAATTGGAGAGCTTGCAGCAGATACTCCTGTAGGTCCCGTCGCACCTGTAGCACCTGTTGCTCCAACGATTTGACCACCGTCATACCAAATAGAGCCGTCCCAAATCCAAAGGTTTCCATCTGCGTCTACGATGTAAGCATCGTTAATATCGTTTCCAGTTGGAGGAAGTGCACCAGTAGTTGATACGCTGCCAATTAAAGTAATGCCAACACCTTGAGGACCTGTCGGGCCAGTAGCGCCGGTAGGGCCTTGAACAGTAGAGTCTGCGCCTGTAGGGCCAGTTGCTCCGGTAGCACCTGTTGCTCCGGTAGCACCTGTTGCTCCAGTAGCACCTGTTGCGCCGGTAGCTCCGGTAGCGCCGGTTGCACCTGTAGGGCCAATAGGCAAAGTTAAATTAAGTGTTTGATTTGGTGCGGTACCTGTAATCGTTGAGGCAGCCGTTGGACCACTAGTTACAGAGCCTATAGTTAAAGTATTTGTAGGCCCTGTTGGTCCAGTAGTTCCAGATGAGTAGGCTAGCGAGTTCCAAAGTTGCGTACCATTACCGACTTTAAACTTACCAGTATCAAACTCGTAGCCAACTTCGCCCTGTGATAAAAGAGGGTTGTTGGATGACCAGTTGGCCGCAGTATCGCGCCTTTGTTGTATCTTGACAGCCACTTAGACTCCTAACGAGTTTCCTGCATCAATAGAAGATGCGCCACCATATATTGTATTGGCTGCGCCACCATCTATGTTCTGAAAGATAGGACCAGTTGGTCCAGTAGGGCCGGTGCTTCCTGTTGGACCGGTAGGTCCGGTTGGACCAGTTACACCTTGAATTCCTTGCGGACCAGTTGGACCTGGAACAGTAGATGTAGGACCTGTTGGACCAATCGGACCGGTGGGCCCTAACGGACCTGTAGGTCCTGTGGCACCCTGCGCCATACTGATACGCCAAACAGAACCATCCCAATACCAGGTTTGGTCACCTACGGTAAAGTTTTGATTTAATGTTGGGGAGTTTGGAAAGTCAATTGGCACAAGTTATTCCAATATATCAAGTTCAGGATTAACTGGTGCGTCTCCATTTACTAATTGCCAAGCCATGTACTGTGTACTATCTTCAGAAAGACGAAGTGGTATCCCTTTAATATCAAAGGTAAAGACAACTCCTCCAGGGCTTTGCTCAAAACGAGGTTCTAATGATGTCATTTGTCACTCCTTATGCGCTAAATGGGTTGTTAAAAACCCAAAAATTTTGAACTATAGTATTAGAGTATTCGCCTATTCCAACACATAAAAATTGATTTGAAGACCCTGTTAATGATACGTGCCAAGTGTTGATAGAACCAATGTGGTTAAAATCTGGAACAAACCGATTAAAGTCAATTACCTCTAATATTGTAATTTTATAGGTAGTTGGGTTCATAGAGAACTTTATAAGTTCGTACCCAGAAGTGCTCATAGTAACCCAAGTGTCTGTGCCTACTGGCCAAATTTGCCTGTGCATAAACGATCTCCATGTTGGATGGTTATCAGCTGTCTCATCTACACGAGTTAAAGTGTTACCATTTCTAACCCACATGCTGCCGTGCGCAGAGTAATAAATTTGACGCCCGTTTGAAAGCTCCAAACCCCAACCAGATATTAAACCTTCCCCGTTATTGTAACCTAGCGCCTGCATATTTCCAGTAGCGTCGTAGCCGCCTGATAAGTTTAATAAGTCGTATTGCATACACCCAAAAGCGTCTCTAAATAAACGCATTCCAGCACCAGTTGTAGGAGAGTTATTAGCAGCTCCAAAGGGATGTAACACTGGCCACACTACGCTGTATGCTTGTCGGCTTCCAACTGAAGGGGCTTCGCTCTGTACTAACGCTACTGAAGTACCATTAAATGAATAGCTCATTCTGCGGAATAATCCTGTAGCTGTATCGTAAGTTTGAGTGTGGTGATACGCAATATTTGTAGCATTCACATAATTTCCAGGCGCTTCAAAGTTATCTTGTGGCTGTGCTTGAGGGCCGCCTGTAATAGTAGTTGCAGTAGCCGCTACAGCGTTGTTAGCAATTCTAAATGCAGTAAATGAGTTACTACCAGCACCTGGGGAAGTATGCTGGTGCATAACATATTTGCCCATGCAGTTAATTGTTCCTGTATCAATATTTGTATTAAGTGAAGATGTCACAGTAATACCTGCTGCGCCAGTGCCAACAGTTATTGCTCCAGTTGTTTGGTTTACAGTAAAGGGAAGAGCGTACACCTCTGCGTATGAGTCACCTATAGCATACTGTTTACCAGTAGCTACAAACTGTCCGCCACCCGTGTTATATATTCTTCTATAAACAGTAGAAGTTTGCGTGTACCCTGTTTGAGCCGAAGTCGTAAACCGTGCGGATCCAGCAAATATTTGTTTGAACGCAACAGGTTTTGTGTAAGTTCTGAGGTCTTTTCCGGGATGCTGACGCCAAACAGGGTACCGTTCATCAGCAACAGTTTTACTTAATCTACCTAAAAAAGCACCATCAGTCATTTTAACCGACTCCAATCAATGGGTTTTTGTAAACTCGAATAGTGGGCCAAAAACTTCTATCTGCATCATGTTGCATAACTAAAAATTGATTATTGTTTCCAGTAAACCCTGCCCCAGGCCAAATTGCTCCAAGATCCCAATTCTGACCTCTTTGAACAGTGCGATTGTAGTAACCATCAATAATGGTTACTTTATAAGTAGTTGGGTTAATTGTAAATTTAAACCAATGACGATCTCCGCCTGTGGATCCAGAGAGCCAAGTGTCTGGCCCTACTGGAGTTGTGTAATACCCAAAGTCATTTCTAGATATGTCGATCCAGTTGTCTGCACCAGAAACATCAGAGATAACGTTACCAATTCTTACAAGAGTTCTTTCATCCTCAGTAAAAATAATTTGACGCCCATTGGATAAGTCAAAGCCAAACCCATTAAATGGGCGATCCCAAAGACCACCACAAAAAGCGGTGTCAACAGTACTTGCAATAACTCCAACGTTGTTTATAACATCTAGTCTCTGGTATCCGTTGGCATCTAGTCTAATTCTAGTTATTCCTAGAGTAGAAGACCCAAAGTAGCCAGCGTTGTATTGACTAATATTAGCCACCGTATAGTGGGTTCTTGCTTCGCCTGCCGCTGCAGGCGCTCCTGCAACAGCGCTTCCTTTAGTATTACGTACAGTAGTTAAAGTTGTTCCATTGTAGGAAGCAACTAGATCTATGTAACTTTGAGGAGCATCATCTGTGTATGCGAGTGGTGCAACGTATGCGGTATTATCGCCGTTTGCCCTTGTCACTCCCATCAGGTAGTTGTCATAACATCTAATAGGTGCACTTGCAGTGCCATAATTAATAAATTGCGCACCGCTTACTGTGTTGTTAGAAACGGTGCAAGCGCCTAAAGTTCCGCTGGTATAAGATAGGCCAGGACCAGCAAAGTCACCAAAGTTAAATAGATAGTTTCCGGACATTCCCCAGCACTGAGTGCTTGAGTTACCGGTGGTAGCCCCTATGTTACCCCAAATTCTAGCTCCAGTACCTTCGGTAATAGCGCCCGTTGTTTGGTTAACCGTAAAAGGTTTTACATAAACCTCTGTAGAGTATGTCTCCGGTGAAGTTCTTAAAATTGTCCATTGAGATGAGGCGTATGAAAACTGACCTCCACCGTGGTTAAACAACCTATGGTCTTGAACAGTTCTGGCATGAATACCAGTGTCTAAAGCAAACCCCGTTGCAAGCATTGTCTTAGCAGCAACTAAAGCAAAAGGCGAGTCCGCGTATCCATTTGGACCCCACGCACTATCTGGTCTAATGGCTGTACCAAAACCGCGACCAGAAGAGCGCTTCTTTGTTTTTTCTAGCTCATTAAGAGGAAGTATTCCATCCATTTATCGACCTGCTCTTCCGTGTCGTATCACTCTTATTTTTGCCCTAGTGCAACTCTGTCGTTCTCCAGGAGTTACTGTTAAGAAAAATTGTCTGTCAGTTCCAGTCATCATAATACCACCAACGTTATACGCAGCGTTAATTCTGTTTTGGGTTAACGTGTTCTGATTAATATTAATAGTATCTAGGTACTGGACTTCAAGGGTAGAGGGGTTGATGTAAATTTTAATGTATTCTACAGGGCTAACCACGTTTGATACCCACCAAGTATCTTGTGCTACTGGAGTAATTGATGTAACGAACGCTCTTCCTGACTGTGGAACAGGGAACCCCGTCGCACCTCTAGCTGTTTCAGTAACATTTGTGACTTGATACCCCCCTGCAGCTGTTCCAATTCTAGTAACAGTGCCTAATCTATCGTAGATTAAAGTAGTTCCATCAGAGAGTTGAAACCCTGTACCGTTTTCACCATAATGAACCTGTGGGCTAATCGCGTGGGTGTTTCCATTAACAGTTACTACTGGCGCTAAGACATCATTTAATGATTGAAATCTTGTTGCTCCAGTAGTAATATTGTACTGTCTCCATCCAACAGTAGCTCCAGCAGTTCCAGCTTCAAAGTTTGCGCTCCACTGCGGCGCTACAGGAGTTGTGTGATGCCATTGACTGAGCGCGGTCGTATCAGATAGCGCATTTTCTCTAGTCTTAGTAAGCGTAGTTCCGTTATAAGAGTACACCCAGTCATAAGCACCAATTTGTGATGCAGATGAGTTGTGCACTCTAGTTCCTGGAGCAAAATATGAAGTATTGCCGTTTGGCCTAGTGCAACTCTGCTCATTATTTTGATTAGAAGACGCGTGCGCTAAAGGTGCTCCAACATTATCACGCGCTCCTACAACAACAGACTGTGCTCCTGAAACAACGTTGTTAGACACAGTCCAAGCGGCCATATAATGACGCCCAAGATACCCAAAAAACCAACCGTGCGTTCCCGCGTTTCCCCATTGCATAGTGGAGCTTTCTGTTCCAGCAACTGTGTCCAGAATTACTTGAGAACCAGTGCCAACAGTGATAGCGCCAGTTGTTTGGTTAATTTGAAAAGGAAGAACGTACAGCTCTGAAGCTGACGGGCTTGCTTGACGATAGTAATTGCAGGTAGCGTATGAGTACTGGTTTCCTCCATGGAACATAACACGGGAGTAGACGATAGAGTTGATATTTATTCTAAAAGCTGGATTTAACCCAGTAGTGGTAACTCTTTGAAAAGCAACTGTTTGGTCTTCAAATTGTGTGTAACCGTATGGGCGCAGGTAATCACTAGGCCTACTTTGAGGCCCCTCTAGAATATTGCCTAGTTTAGCAATCTCGTTAAGCTTGTAGATATCGTTGGACAACTTCTACTCCTTACTAAGCAGCTGATATAGCAGTAATGTTACCACTTGCGTTAGTAGTTACAGTATAGCTGGTAGTGACGGCAGATCCGCCAACTGTAACTACTTCTTGGTACGAGGCGATGTAGCCAGAAGCGTTATAGGTGATGTTTTGAACGGTCTTGTTAGCTGAGACCTTGTACTTAGTCAGACGGTTTGAGGCATCATAAGTGTAGTCGCCAGAAACAATCGCGGTCTGAGTAATAAGTGAGCGGTCTTGAGCGTCAACATACGCTTTTGTAGTAGCGTGACCAGAAGTCGTAGGAGTTGCTACAGTGGCAGTACCGGTTACTGAAAGTGTTCCAGTAAAGGTACCATTTCCAGCCCTGATAGCGGCATCTGTCAAACCAGCTTCTGAGAAGTTTACAGTTGTAGCTGGCTTAGTAACAGCGCCTTGGAAGAACTTAATTACCTGGTCTGTAGCATCACGTGCAACACCGTCGTAGACTCTGCGAGCGCTTACGCTTGCTGAACCTGTTGGGGACACTGCTGTTGATGATACGTTTGAGGCTGTCTTAGCATATGTAAAAGTAGTAGTTAGTGGCACATCAATAATTGAATAAGTACCGTTAAAGGTAGCGTCTACGCCAGAAACAACAACTACGTCACCCGCACGGTATCCGTGAGCAGAGCTTGTAGTAAGAGTTGCTACGTTTGACGCAAGAGCTTTATTAGTAATTGTTGCAGTAATAGCTGTTACAGGAACTGTGTGCTCTGTAATAAATCCAAGGTCTACAGCGTCTCCCTGGTTTCCAGCACCTACGAACACGAATGGGTCAACAACTGCAAGGTTGCTTGTTTCTACAGTAGTTCCAGAACCACCGAAAGTAATAGTACCAACAACGTTGACATCACCTTGGATATTCATATCACCCTGAATACCAACGCCACCAACTACAGTTAAAGCACCAGTAGATGGGCTTGTAGAGGGTGTAGGGATTTCAATGTGTACGTTTACTCCAGGTGTGATTTCCATCTGGGTATCACCAGAAGCAAAGCCTCCAGCGGCAAATACGATCTTATTTTCAGACCCTTCTCCGCCAGTTGCAAACACCATGTTACCTGTATAGGTGTCATCAATAGCGTTGTGGAAAATGTATCCATCGCCTGGGGCTGTAATTCCATATGTAGTGTCATCAAAGTTTGAGCCAGCAATACCCATGCCCATCCAACCATAGGTATCATCGCCATTATCCATGTAAGCAATGATGTCCGTAGAAGATGTTGCAGTTGAGTTACGGAAGGCTACTTGACCAAATGAAGCTTCGCCGCTTTCTACAGTAAATACTGCGGCAGGAGAGGTTAAATCTCCCTCAGTATTTCCAGCAAAAGCTTCTGAATCAGCGCCAATGTAGGCGATGCCATCATTTGTAAGAGTACCTGTGTTAGCAAAATCGCCATCCATATTTAGGTTAGCGCCGATACCAACACCGCCTGCTACTACAAGTGCACCAGTGGTGTGGCTTGTAGAAGCAGTTGTAATAATGATATCTACAACTTCATTAGGAGTAATCTCCATCTGAGAGGTTCCGCTAGCAAAACCTCCGGCGGCAAAAACAATCTTATTTCTAAGACCAGTTTCATCAGTTGCAAATACTAAATTACCGTCGCCTGAAGGCTTGTAAGTTGTTCCAGCAGGAGTTACAGGAGTTGCCTCTATAGTGCCTGCGGATGTAACAAATCTAAATGTAAGAGGAGATGGAACAAGTGAGACAGTTCTAATGCCGTCAAAGCCTGCTCCAACGCCTTCAACTATAATTTCATCGCCCGCTGTATATCCGTGGGCAGTAGATGTAGTTAGGGTAGCTGAACCTGAAGCTACAAGCTTTGTGGTAACACTAAACTGTGTTGTACGAGGGGCTGACATAAAAATGTAGCCATCATGCGGACCGGTAATACCAAAAGTAGCAGCGTCAAAGTCGTTGCTTGTGATACCTACATCGATCCAACCAGAATCATTAGTTCCATCAGCTGTGTAAACAATTAAATCTGTAGATGCGTTTGCACCGTTTGATCCATTTACTACAACTAGTTGACCGAAGTCAGTTGTAGAGGATGAGAACACTCCCATTACATCTGTAAGTTCAGCAGCGGTTTCAAATGTGAGAGCGGCTTGTCCTTGAGAGTTTCCAATGTAAGTCTTTGATAAGTAAAGTGTGCTTGCCCAACTTGTTGTAGTTCCGTTTGTAGCAAGAACTTTATTAGTATTGCCTGTTTGGCTTGGAAGACCAGCTTGTCCTAAAGCAATAACCTGTAGGTTTGCGTTTCCTGATGCAACACCTGAAGAAGCAGTGTGTTGAGTAATAACAATATAAGTGTTTGTACCGTCAGTAACAATATCGTTTACATAGTAAAGAGTTCCGTTAGTGTACGTGCCGCGATAATCAATACCTTCAGTAGCCAGGGTCCACTTAGTTGCGTTAGTAGGTACTACGTTGGTTGCGGCTTCAGACGCTGTGAAAGCGTATAGGTTAGGGCCGTACTTAACTAAGTCATTGTAGGAGTACTCAGTTGAGCTTGAGTATGTTCCTGCCCAGTTAAAGCGAATCTTTCCCAGATCAATAATCTGAGCCATTATAATACCTCCATTAACAAGCGGCCACCAGTTCCCCAGCTAAAGATTAGAGTGTTATAACTCCAAACCCAGCTTCTGTAATCATTTGAAAGAGTTACAAATTCGTCTGGCAAACTGATTGGTTCGTCTCCAAGAATTCTATCGATAACTGCCGCACTAGTCTGCGTATTCTGCTTAACACCATAAAAAGCTTGGTCAACGATATCCTCCAGGGTTCCTGAAGGCCCATATGAGACCGTTGTAGAGGCTGCTGGCACTACTTAACTCCTTCTGTAAGGTTAAGGGTAACGTTTACTACATCTTCTATAGGACAGCTGGCTTTTACTACGTCACCAGTCTGTAGTACAAACTCTGTAGCCACTTTGTATAGGTTGACTTCAGGATCCGCTACATCATTTACGCGGGCATCACCAGAAACTAAAGGCAATACTAGGTACTTATTTGTTAGAACACGTGCTGAAGTCAATAAAAAAGTAGAGGTGTTCACAGCCCTGTAAACATAAAGCTTTATAGGTAGGATTGTTCCATATGTGTTAGTTGCTAAAACTGAGTTGACTTTAGTTTTAGAGGTAGCAGTAAATAGAGTAGTTGCACTAGGGTCTTTATCCGTGACTTGAACTGTTACGCTTTTAGCAGTGCCTGTCTCCGCTACTGTACCAACTGGGTACGCATATCCTGGCATCTACACTCCTACTCCAAGGTGTTTTAATTAAGTTTACCCCAGAGAAGATTTGCTGTATGGGCTATTGTTCGGGTAAACGAGGGAAAGATTGAAGCTCTTTTATTGTAGCCTCCCAAGAGACTTCGATGGGTTCGGCGTAGTTAATGTCGTAGTCATTGATAGGGGCAGGTTTGAAAAGTAAAGCGTTCATACCGGATGCGGCAACCTTAGAAACAAGGCCTGGGTCTGCTGTAATCACGCAATCAACTGGCCCACAACTTTGTAGGTACTCAACCCTTCTATAGTCGGGGTCATCCTTAGGAGACGGCAGGTTATAGTCCAACAATTCATGGGATTTATATACGTTGTTTAGCCTCAACCACATATCTGTTTCATTGTAGTCGCTGCATAGAAGAATTACTTTTCTACGGTCTTTTAGAGCCTCCATAAGCTTAAACCCATAAGGTATAGGTCGCCTACGAGTGTCTCTTAGTACCCCATCTACGTGCATTAATATAGCCATAGGGCCAGTCTACTATGCTTGTTCAATTCCTTGTACAAAATAACGGACGCCACCAGAGCCTGCAACTACAATCACATCTGTGTTATCCATACCAAACCGAAATGTTTCATAGCTGTTGTAGGCGGGGAGAGGCAGCTTGTGAGCAATCAAGGCTCCTGCGGACTCTGTACCAGCAGACGTTTTTAATGTTACATAGATTTCAGCATCTGTTGCGGTTGTATTAGTAGCAATTACAGAAACTAAAAAGTTGCCTGTCGCAGTATAGACAGTGTTTCCAGAGCCAAAAGCTGCTGAAGTTGTTTGGTCATAAATAGCTAATCTTTCTATACCTGCCACACTAAGCTCCTAACCACCATGATAATGCAAGACTTGAAGGACCTGGAGGGCCCTGTTCACCTGTTGGACCTATAGGGCCAGTACCTCCGGTTGAACCAGTAGGACCAGTTGGTCCAATTGGTGCTGCTCCAGCTTCAACCCAGTATCCATCATAATAGATAAAAATACTTCCTGTATTTGGGTCAAACCAAGAGTCTCCCGTTGCACCAGTTGGTGGAACAGAGTTGTAATAAGTCCATGCACCAGTAGCGCCCGTCGGACCAGTTGGGCCGGTGGCTCCAGCTGGGCCTACGATAGGGCCCGCATCATCCCATATAGAAAGAGCAGAGTCCCAAATATAAAGATGACCATCTTCATTTGTAACAATGTAAGCATCGCCAGCGTTACCAGTTAATGGCAGGTCAACTAAATTTGCTACTGTTCCAAGAAGATTGATTGATGTACCTTGTGGACCCGCGTCACCAGTAGCACCTGTTGGACCTGTTGGTCCGGTAGGTCCTGCAACTGTTGAGTCTGCGCCTGTTGGACCAGTAGGTCCGGTTGGGCCGGTTGCTCCTGTTTCTCCTGTTGGTCCTACAACTGTTGAATCTGCACCAGTAGCTCCTGTTGCTCCTGTTGGTCCAGTGGCGCCAGTCTCTCCGATAGAACCTGTTGCTCCAGTAACACCAGTTGCTCCAGTAGCGCCAGTGCTACCTGTTGCTCCAGCAACACCTTGAATTCCTTGCGGACCTTCAGGACCTGTGGATCCTGTTGCACCTGTAGGACCAGTGTCTCCGGTAGAACCTCTTGGTCCTTGTAATCCCATTGAACCTTGCGGACCTGTTGCGCCAGTAGCCCCAGTGTTACCTGTTGCACCAGTTGGCCCGCTAGCAATAAATACTTCCCAATAAGGGCTTCCATCAAAAGGTGGATATCCTGGGTTAGGTTCACCGATACGAATCCATAACTGACCGGCGTATGAAACTACGTCATCAATTTGATAATCTAACCCATTGTTATATGGGCCAACAAAATTATAAGGAGCAGGTCCAGTAGAACCAGTTGGGCCGACTTGTCCTGTTGGTCCTGCAGGTCCTGGCACTGTGCTAACTGCACCAGTAGCTCCTGTTGCTCCTGTCGCGCCTGTTGCTCCGGTAGCTCCAGTCTGACCAGTTGGTCCAGTAGGTCCAACAATTTGACCTACGTTATCCCAGCCAGTTCCATTCCAAACATACAAATCGCCATTTGAATCAACGATGTATGCATCATTAATTTCCGCAGTTGCGCCAAGTGCAGCAAGATATGAAGGATCAGGAACAGAGCCTTGAAATGTTATTGATGTGCCTTGAGCACCGGTAGGGCCCGTTGCACCATTTGTTCCGTTAGTACCAGCAGCTCCAGTAGCACCGGTAGGACCAGTTGCACCTGTCGCACCGTTTGTTCCGTTTGCACCGGCAGTTCCTGCCGCACCTGTCGCACCAGTTGCTCCAGTTGCTCCAGTTGCTCCAGGTGTTCCAGTAGCACCGGTTGCACCTGTTGCTCCTTGAATACCCTGTGGTCCTTGTGGGCCTGTCGCTCCTGCTGGGCCTGTTCCTGCACCAATTAGCTGAACATTGACTACTGGTTCTGGGGTGATATTGATTATTTCTTCAGACATTAATCAACCGTCACTTGTTGAGTTACGAACACCTGGCCCTTTACATATGTCTTTTGGAAGTCAGGGTCTACTGTAGATGTAGCTTGTAGATCCCAAAATGCGCGAGCTGGTAAGTAAGCTGTCTGAGCCTTAGTAAGTTTCAATCGAATTTGACCTAAAGAGTTGTTTACAATCTCTACTTCAAAAGTAGCATAAAGAGCAGGCGCATTTGGATATGTTCTAATTTGCGCTTTAAATACCAGGTTAGTTGTGTCAACTGGGAAGTCAAGAACTACAGAGTAGCTATCGCCCTGGTAAAGAATAAGATCGTATGTAGCCGCAGTTGTTGGAGCTGGAGTTCTTCCAAGCATGTCGTTCTGAATATAGACGCGCTCCGGTTTTCTTGGATCGTCTGACTCTTGTGGCATGTAGACAGGAATAAGTTTATTAGTGCGCTTTGAAACACGGCGAAGTGTTCCGATTTCTAGTCGCCATAGGCCGATATTGAGCGCAGAGCACAGCTCTTTATATTGCATTTGGCGCTGTTGAATCATGTTAGAAAGCTGATGGAAACGCTCAGAACGTGGAATGGTCACACCGTCTGGGGCGAAAATGTTTATGTCGAACGAGGCGTCTGTAGCCAAAGCCCATAGGGCCTCAATCGTTGACAAAATTACTAGAGGGTACTCCTCCACTGCTGGGATTTTAGCAAGCGTGACTTGATTGCCATACCCATCAGTCCTGTTATAGGTATGCTGCTCAACCGCAGTATTAATAAAAGTAGTTAAATCTGTATCTGTAAAGTACCGAAAATGCGATCCCTGTACTCGGATAGCAGAGTTATTAGCTGGAGCATTTACAAAGTGAATCATGCCCAAATCAGCCTCTAGGGTGTACCCAGTCGGGTTAGCAACTGGCGTTCCGTTTACAGTAACTACTAAGCTGTCTACGTCTAGAGGCTTAACTTTTACGTAATAATCTTTAGTAGAACCGTCGCCGGTCTCAGTAAACGTGAATTGTTTAGGAGCGTCTCCAAGTTCAAGACGGGTTCTAGACAACAAATCAGCTAGTACGGCCACTCACTGCTCCTAACATTACCCTTACAATGGTAAGTGACATGAAATAAAAAGTCTTTACAAACGAAGAAGCGGGCACGAATGCCCGCTCCGCCGCTTAAATTAATGCCTAGATAACTCCAGCTAGGTAGCCTTTTTCCTCTAGGTGTTGGGCAACTGAGCGAGTTACTGAATACTTTTGACCAGCTTTGAAGCTGTAATTGTTTCCTGCGCCAAGAGTCATATTTTCAATGTCTTCCATAACGCGGATAACTACAGTCTCATCTTGCTTGCCAACCTGAATTGGGTCATCCACAATAACTGTCTGACGATCAGGAACAGTAGCGTCAATAACTTCTGTTTCGAGTCTAATCTGGGCTTCGGCGGTAGCCATGCTCATTCTTGATGCGCTTTCAGCTAGTGCTTCTGCATTAGCTTGTAGCGCTTCCTCACGGGCACGTCCTGTGACGTCCGTAGGCTTTACTTTACTTGCCATTTGTATTCTCCTAATTAATGACTGTGAATTGGTGATTGGGGGCCCCGAAGGGCCCCCAACCTATTAAGTTTTTTAGTTGGTTTCTGCAACAACAACAGCCTGGTCAGTGATAAGACCAAGACCGAAGATTGAGTACCAAGCAAGAGCGTGCTCACGACCGAAGTCAAGAATACCGCCGTCACGAAGTTCAACAGGAAGTGAAATAGCGTGACCGAATGCGTTGTCTCCGATGAAGAGTGCTGCATAACGATCTGCTGCTCCGTTACCTGTCTTTGTAGCAGGAGTGATGTAACCTCCGCCAGGTGTAACTGTTGGGTTAGCAACAGTTGTGTCAGCTGAGTAGCCTGCGCCAGCTCCGCCAGCAACCTTTAGAACCTGTGTTGTTTCGATGAATACGCAGTCGTATAGACGACCGATTTCACCTAGCATGAAGTTTCCTGGAGCTGCGTACTTTGTAACTTCAATGAACTCAGGCATGTCGCGTAGGCGGCGTGACTGGTGTGGGTGAACAAACGCTACGTAGGTCTCGCCTAGGCGTGGGATGTTCTTGGTTGAGAGTGTCTCAACTGCGTCCTTGACTGTGTGTGGTGTCAAGTGGAAGTTACCTGTCATCGATGCACGTGAAGAACCTGTAGTTCCGTATGCGTACCAGTTGTTGACAGCTGTTAGCGCTGAGCGATCTTCACCGTAGATGGTTGAAGTTGCTGCGTATAGTGTGTCGCGTGAAAGCTGATCTAGGTAGACAGCCATGTTACGACCTAGAAGACGTGAAGCAGAAGCCATCACGTCATCGAAAGATGCGTTTAGAAGTAGCTCTGAAACAGCAAGAGCATAACCATGCTCAGATACTGTGATTGAGAACTGTTGCGCTGTTAGCGCGTTTGTCTGCATACGTACACCTTCAACAAGGCCGCTTGCGAAGCCAAGGTTGTTGTAACGCATGAAGTTAATCTGTAGACCAGGTGCAACACCTAGTTCTGTCTTCTTTACTGCAAACTGCTCAAAGCGAAGGATAGGCATTGCCTGGAAAAGGATTTCCTTTGACCAGATTGTCTGAATCGCTTGAGTCAGCTGTGTGTTTGTACCTGAGTACGCTGTAGGTGCTGCGGCTAAATTGCCGGTACCTGTAATACCAGATGCCATTATTTATTGACTCCTTGTTTATTGGGATATGGGATTTTGGGTTTAACCGAATAAGCCGCGGGTCTGTCCTTGAGCTTTAGGGCTCAAAAGTCGACTCCTATATTTAGCGTAATCATTCATCGGCATGGCTGCAATTTCTTCAGCCGTAAACTGTCGTTGCTCCGTATTAGTTTCCAAAGGTCCGGCGGGAGGAGTTGTGATACTCGTCCCTTTCATTTCTCTCCGTGCGTTCTGCATTGCAGACTGCGCGGATTCTAGAATTTTTGCTGAACGTTCTCTCAAACCTGCAATACTTGCGTCAATCTCTTCGCGGGTGTTTCCGCTAACTAGATCGAGAAGTTCAGGAATGATAGTTTCGCGCTCAGTTTCAAGCGTTTGCTGGCGGTACGCCTGCAAATCTGCAAAAGACTTTTCGCGCTCCAGAAGAGCGAAGGCACGTTCACGTTCTTGGCGCTCACGTTCCAACTGCTCCTTCCACTCGCTCTCTTTCTTTAGTAGGAGGTCCTTAGCGGACATCTCTCCTTCTTCTAAAGACTTAAGACGTTCTGCTTCTGCTCTTTCAGCTTCAGCACGACGAGCGTTTTCCTCTTCTTTTTCTTTCTTAATAGAAGCAAGCTCTTCCTTCAGAGATTCAATCTGAGGGTATAGCTTCTCCTTCTCCTGAGAGCGAACCTTTGCTAAATCTTCATCTGTGTAAAACTTATTAAGATTTACAGCTGTTGAATTAGTAGTGTTCGCAGTAGTAACAGCCGGAGCGTCAACGCCCGACACGTTTACAACTGGAGCTGTTCCGGCTTCGCCTGCAAAGGCTGCTGCCATGTTTTCTGCAGTTTCCATCGTACATCCTTTGTGTTCTCTGGGTCGTTTTCCGAATGAGCCGAAGCCCGTAGCACATATGACCTAACGTATGTATCTTTATTCTTTCCTTTTAGTATGAAATTGTCAGCGTAAATCGCTTTTATTTTTCATACTCTTCTGGATTACGCCTCTGTGGGAGAACGGTTCCATAAGCTTCAGTTACCAACTTGTTGCGGAGGTCGGCTTCTCCCATGTCTGCAACTTGCAGAGCTTCATCCATTGTTGGAGGCATCATTGCTGGCAGCGCTGCCCCAGCTTCACCAGGAACCCCTGGTTTACCACCAGTTTCTGGGTTTGGCATGGTTCCGGTAAGTTCAGCAATTTCTTGCTCAATCTGGGTCTGCATAAGCTTAAGTGCGCCATCTGCAATAGCGTCATCCATAAGTTCTTGACGGATTTCGTTGAGCTTCTCTGCTGGGAACTCTTCTCCAAGAGTACGAAGAGCGCCTTCTTTAGATTCAATACCAAGTGAAAGCTTGGACTGAATTTCGTTAAGCGCAATTAGCTTATCTAGAGGCAGCGGCTGTGGGAAATGTACATAAGACTGGTATGTGAGAGGGTCTTGTGGGTCTAGACGGTCTAGCTGACCTCTTTTTAGCTTAACATTAGTTGTTGGGTCCCAAATCAATACTTCTGGCTCTTTAATAGCAAGGCTAAGAAGGATTAACTCATTAACGCGCTCAAGACCGCGTGCGTACTGAATAATCTTTTGGTGGTAACGAGCCATCAATGGTTGGAACTGAATAGAAAGAGCAACACCAGAGGTGTTAGAGATTGGCTGTGCCTGACCTAGAGCGGTCTCGGGAATACCAATCATTTCGTGCATTGACTTCTTGAGAAGCGCCATGAATTCCATAGCGCCCTTTAAACCTTGTGAACCACCTTCTAGGTTTTCTACCTTTGCGTCTTTTGGTAGTCCGCCCCAGACTTTATTAGCACCTTTTTCAAGCTGAGAAGCCTTTGCACCGATGATAACTGTGACTGGCGCGGCGTGGTAATTAACGATGTCCGAAACGTCCGTAGCAGTTTCATTGTAAGCGCGATTAATGTTAGTAATGTCATGGCAATCAGCAAGACCCCAAGGAGAACCAGAGATACGCACATTTGGAATATGAATAACGGGAATAGTGCCAAGCGGGTTAGGGCGAGAGTCAATAAGTTCGTCGTTGATGTACTCTTCAATGATGTCATCTGTAAGGATTTCTGTGTAAGTGAATACTTGACGGGTGCCTTCAAGAGATGTGCCCCAAAAACGATACTTGAGCTTAAAACGAATTAAACGCTCGCGGTCGTGAGGGTGGAACTCTGGAAATGCAAAAGATGAGTTAAGTGGCAGGATACGAACTCGTCCTGGATGTTGACGTCCTGCGGCATCTGCCCAAGCCTCTTCATACGCAACCTTAATAAAGCAGTCGCCAGAAACGCTTCCCTGCTGACCGATTTCCCAAAGCACTGTTGCCTTGTTGTTATCTACTTCCCACACACGCTCAAGTAGGTCTGGAACAATAGCCTCTGTCTCTTTTGGAGATCTAAAGCTAACACCCTTACCAAAGGTAAAGTTAATAAGAAAATCTGTGAATGCGCGGAAATAATTAAGTACTAATTGCGTTTCGCCAGTTTGACGTCGGTATGAATAGTGGTGACCGAGGTACATCGCCCAGTTAAGAGAGTAGCGATTTAAACGAGGGCCGTGTACTTCAAATTCTTCATCCGCAAGCTCAACAAGGCCAAGCGGGGAAATGGAGATGGTTAAGTCGGAAGACGCCGCTCGATAACTCGGAGGCGAAAAATCAATACCGCTCACTTAACCACCTTACTTAGCATGCCCGAAGGCTACCACAAAAACTAGGAAAATTTAGTAACCGCGTTGGCGTTCGCCGCGGATGTTAGCTTTGCCAACTGGCTTAGTAACTTTTTCTTTCCGTGCTTTTTCTTCTTTTTGACGCTTCTCTTGATCGTAATCTCTGAAGCGTGGATCAATTTCTTTCTTTGAATCCACAAAGTTTCCACCCATTTGAACATAATGAGAGTGGACCCAGTGTGCGGCGGCAGGAGAAGGATATGTAGTGAACTTAGCTCGCGCCTGAGCGGTGAGCATGTTCCAAAGTTTTGGGTTAGCGGGATTACGCTTCGGACCCTTTTGTACTTCTTGACCTGTATTTAACGCCACAATGAATTCCTAAACACTAGAAGACCTACCCCCGCCAGCCTTGTCGATCTGAACGGGGGTAGGAACTTAATTAGTCTTCTACTACTGCTGGGTTTAGAGCTGCTTGACGTGATCCTGAACGGAACTCGCGCTCAAATGTGTTTTCGCCATGGTTAGCGAAAGCGCCTGCTGAAAACTCAGACAAGTTATTTGGTGCTTCCACCCAAGCTGCTGAACCAACGTGTGCGCGTTCACGCATTGTCTCTTCTGCAGTCTTTGTGTGCACTGGCTTGTTACGGTTTGGACGTCCTGGTGCTGGCTCGTAGCCTTGCATAGCTCCGTTTGTGAACTGAGCTGGAACATCTGTATCTGTTGCTACGCCCTCTTCAAAACGAAGTGGTCCGCGCTGGCCTGGTGTGGCACCAGCCATTTTGCGGTCATACATATTTCCAGCTTTTTCTGGAAACTTTGGTGATGGTGCGATTGACATATAAACTCCTAAATTTAGGTTGAGGTACCTCAGATAAAGTGTGCTACGTATTTTGGTGCAAGTCAGGCTAAAGTGGCAATTATCTAGAAAAGAAGGGGGAGCTGGAAACTTCTACCTGCGGCATGGTTAGGTCCATAGTTAAAGACACAGCAATAGCTAGGCTATCCGCGTAGTCATCGTGGGCATGGGCTTCTTCCGGGGCATGGGCTAAAAAGTTAGGTCCGGTGAACTTGGTTTCTAAGTCAGTCATCTGTTGATAAAACCGCTTCCAAGTACGAAGTCTGCGAGTTTTTGCATGTGCAGGCCAACCAACCATACGGCGATCAATTAGCGCTTTAAGGTGCTTCCAACGCTTAGATTGTTCAGGCTGGCTACTGCCTATAGCGTGAACCTCTGCTCTTGGAAGCAAAAGTTTAAGTCGCTGGGCCACTGCGTCACCTACACCATTGGCATCTACACCTACAGCTAGTACGTCATAGTTATTTAAAAAGTTAACAATTTGAAAGTACTGATCTTCCCAGTCATCGCCTTGGATTTCCATCCAGTTAAGAATGCGGTGGTCAAAATACCCAAATTCATCAGGTCGATCCCAGTCAACCCATACAACTGTAACAACTGTGGAGTCCATTTTGCGAGCAGGGTCAATCCCCACTACCACTGGAGTTCTATGCCAAGCCTTAACAGTTTCTTGTGAAGTGTCCCCCAATTCATCCATAACGGTGGATGTAATGAACATGCCGCGCTCAAGCAGCCACTTACAACTGTATGACATTTGGAACTCATCTGAGTCCTCGCCGATACGAAGCATCTCTTTTTTAATAAACTTACCGTAGTTTAAATTAACCTTTGCTACATCCCGCCAATCCCACTCGAAGTGGTTCTGACGATTACCACGCCCAGTTTGACGGCGTTTGTTTAATTGAATAGAACGGTAAAAGTTATTCTTGCTTGTAGTAGGGGTACCCGTTTTAACCATAGTACCTGAGTAGTACGCAAGCATAGGAGAGATTGACTTAGACACTACGAAGTCATCTGCCTCTTGACACTCGTCAATAACAATAAGGTGGAAAGACTTAGATTCAATCTTTGCGCGAGGGTTAGCAGTCATCATCATAAGGCTACTGCCTGAGTTCTTAAGTTTAATTTGTCGTGTAACTCCGGGGACTTTTCCAAGGGAGTCATCAATCTCTGGGTCACCTAATATCTCTAGGGCACGCTCAGAGGTAAGTCGATTTACTGTACGACCAAAGAGTGTTTCTACCTGACCTTCAACTGGAGCAAACATGCCAATCCAGATACCGTCTTTAAAGCGGCCTAGTAGGTCTGGGTACATCTTTGCTAAGCGGGGTAAAAGAACCATAAGTGTGGCTACTGTATTAGCAATAGTTTCTGACTTGCCTGACTGACGAGCAGCAAGAGCAGTTACCTCTTCGCCGTCATTAATAATTACAGATTCAATTACGCGTCTAGCGAGCGGTAATTGGTAGGGGTGCAGGTCATGGCCGACTAATGCGCTCATAAATTGAATGCACCTATCGACGAGCATCTTAACGAACTCTTTAGATAGCTCGTCTAAGTCATCCTCATCGTCCTCAGACGGGAGTAACTCCTCATCCTCTTCGGGTAGGAGCTCGTCTTCGTCTAGTTCATCAAACAAGTTGTTTTCCATATTAAGGTTAGTTTAGTAGAAAACACTTAGCCTGGGCTGTTATACCCAGGCTAGATGTTACCTACTACACGGGGAGAGGAAGTAAGAGGTGGCGTAATACTATCACAAGTTTACGCGTGTCATGCGAGCGTTCAAAGCATCTACAACTGCATGAAGTGCTTCGGCACCAGCTAAAGCTTCACGCAAAGATACTTCATCACGATTCTTGGAGTACGCAGATAAACATCGGCCCAACTCAAATAGTGCTTGGTCAGCCCACATCTCTAGCTCCCCAGTTGGAATGCGAGAAACTCGTTTTGCAACCTTTTCTGGGAAAGGTTTAACCCAGGGCGCTTTCTTCTTAAAAAGTGTCATTGTATAGCCCATCGTTTGGGGTCCAGGCTGTTCGGCCTTTCATAGCTTTCATCATGATTAAGTCGACATCCTCGTCTGTTAAAAGGTGAGGGTCTTTGACGGTCTTAAAAAACACGCCAATGTAATATCCAGGTTTTGTAAAAGGAAGTCTAAATACCAAACAACGCCCAGAGCGAAACGGTATTTCGGTTTCTTGGGTATGGCCAATTTCTACTACCGGCAATAAGTGGCGATGGTAGTACTGCAGTGTTCCAACGTATAGTGGTCCAAGTGTTCTCATTAGGAGTTTAAGAATACCCTAATTTCTTCCGGAAGTGAAGAGGGATCGCATGGCCCCATGTCATCGTGGCCATCTAGTCCTGAGCCGCTTAGGTACTTACCTGTCGAATCGCTGGCTTTTAACCCAGTCCAAAAGTTAGAGGGTATGTCGCGGTACTCCCACCAAGTGCCATCTCTAAAAACAACAATCAAGCGCATTTCTTCTGGGCTATAAGCAATCTTTCGTGCGCGAGGCCTTGCAGAGTTAGTTGTGGGAGCGTTAGATCTTTTATATGTAGCTGGGGCTTCAACCGGGTTCATCTTCTCCCAAGTCGTGGCCACATCAAGCGCTTCCTGCATGCGCATGGAAAGATTGAGAATACGGTTTGCTTGGTCTTCTCGTTGCTTTTGCTGTTGCTGTCTAAAGCTTTGCCCCTTAGAGTCATTCTTAGGCATCGGCATCCTCACAGACATGTTCTTCTGTTTTGTTTTCAGGAACTCTTGCTAAACAAGTGCCACATCGCAAAACGCGGATTGGCTTATAGTTATTCTGTGCGGTAGCTCCCATTGGGAAGTCTCCACCGTCTTCGCTGTATTGCGGTATGTAGTCATCCACAATGTCAGGTTCCCTAAATAACTCTCTAGGAAACGGGCCTACTGGATCCATGACGTGGTCAGGAACCGCGTGGATTTGTACAGCAGCTTTTCTAGTTACTCTCATCTGCAGGGGCTTCTTCCTCAACAGTAGATTCTTCTACCGGAGCCGCTGCTTTTTTCTTTGCCTTTGGGGCCTCTGCTAATGGGAAGTGTCCGGTTGATGCTCGTGCTCGTAACCAAGTAGGCAAGCATTCAGCGCAATAGTCAAGTGGGTTTGCTCCTGGATCCGCAACAGTGTAGACAGCATCTGCTGGGCAGTTTACGCATTTAATCATTTTATCTCCTAGTTCGGATATTATTCTAGCCCATAAAGCAAAAAGGGCGGGTAGTTAACCCGCCCCCAGTGCTGTGTCTTTATTACTTCTTTTTAGCCTTAGCCGCTTCCTTAGCAAGCTTCTTGCCGGCTTCAGTAGCTAAAGACTCCGCTACTCGACCAAAGGCTGGGTCCATCTTGTTTACGTAGCGAAGAGCTACTGGAACCAAAGATGCCCATAGAGCGTTAGCTACTAGTAGCCACTCACCTGAACCGAAGTCAAGTGGGGTTGCTGCTCCGCTGGTTTGCATAACAATCATTACTGCGCCGATAACCTGACCAAACAGGTTGCGAGCGTAGGATTCAATCAGTGCTTTGTTCATTGTTCTCCTTAGTGGTTATTCACCTAGTTTAGCCTTAAGTACCAAAAAGTCGGTCTTAAGAGCTGTTAAGTCTGCGCGGGTGTCGTTCATCTGATCTTTCATAGAACCTCCGCCATTTTCATACAGCTGGTATTCGATCTTGTCAAGACGCTTTTCAAGACGCAGTATGTACTTAATAGCTGCGCCGGTTTGTGCGAGTAAAAATAAAGCGATAGTGAGCTTATCACTTGGTGACACGTGCGTACCCATTCTGTAGAAATGTCAAGGAAAAGACTAGCACAGAATGGTTGTCCATATAATGAGCACTGTTATTTGTTGTATAACATATTAAATAAGGAAATGCAACATTTGTACGCATAAAATGCGGAAAAATAAAAAATTTACTTTTAATAGTTTTAACTTGACAAGCACTGTAACTCTTTGGTTGGCTAGTAGTCCGACTGAGAGGAGCAGAAATGCTTAATATCAGAGAAAACATAGCAAAAGTGGCGGTTGTTGCAATCTACACAATTGCGTTTGGCACTGTGCCACACGCTCTTGCGGCAACAGTTTGGGAAGCTCCAGCGCCCCAAGCAGTTGTTAAGGTTGTTGACCCGCTAGAGGAGTTTAAGAACGCTCGTAAGCTTGATGAAGCTGAGCTAAAGAAACTCCTACAAGCAGTTGGTTTTGAGGGAAAGGCCCTCAGGACTGCTTGGGCTGTCGCTATGAAGGAGTCGAACGGACGTCCTTTAGCGCACAACACTAATGTGAATACGGGGGACAACTCGTACGGCATTTACCAGATCAACATGATTGGTGACCTGGGACCTGCTCGTAGAGAGAAGTTCGACCTAAAAACAAACGAGGATCTATTTGATCCCGTCACTAACGCAAAGATTGCGTACTTCATGACTGCCGGTGGAAAGAACTGGTCAGCGTGGAAAATCTATCCCGGCCAAAACAATGGAGAAAGGTATGAAGCGTTCCTTGAAAAGTTCGCACTAAATTAACATATGGAAGACATTCGGGCACCTTATTTCGATGGCACACAACCGTGTAGACAATTCGACACAAACCTTTTCTTCCCCGAAGATCCGGGCGAAACTTTAAGGTTAAAGGCAATAGCTAAACCCATATGCAGTTCATGCAAGTTCGTTCATGAATGTTTGGAGTGGGCTCTAGATAATAATGAAGTCGGTATCTGGGGCGGCACTACAGACAGCGAACGCTTGCGAATGTCCCGAAAACGAAGAAAACTAAAAATAGGCGCTTAAAGCAAAAAGCCCCCTGCTATACGCAGGGGGCTTTTTGTTGGGCGCTTATGAAGCGGCTGCCCAAGGAGTGATTGTAATTGTTGCTGTTGTTGCCACTGAAGCTGTACCAGCTGCAACTGACTGTGTCTTGATTGTTCCAGCAAGACCAGCAAGGTTTGCTGTTGAGTTGATACCGGTTGTATCTGCAACTGTGAAGCCAGAACCAGATACTGTGATCTGACCTGAACCAGCTGTACCTGTAACGGTCCAAGTTCCAATTGCGTATGCTGGAAGGTTGACTGGAGCTTCTCCAGCTGGTGTTCCTGCAACAAGTGTGACCTTGGTACCTGTTAGGTAGTTGGTATGAGCGTTTGTTGAGTAGATAACAGCAGATGTTGTGCTTGTAGCATTGAAACGAGTTACAGCTGCACGGGCGTTAGTTGCTGCTGTAGCTGTTGTGATATTAGCTAGCTCGTAACCAGCGTCACGGAGCTCGTCAACAGCTAATGCTGTTGTCTCACCAAGTACGTTAGGTACTACGATGTTACCAATTCCAGCGCCATCTGCTGCTGTAAGAGCTGTAGTTGACTGTACCTTGCCGTACCACTGTCCTGTAATTTCACCAGCGTTAGCTGAGTTAGTTACTGTGAACTTAAGAGCATCTGCTGAAGCAACAGTTGCTGAAGATAGGTTGTAAGCAGAAGCTGTTAGGCCTGTGATGTTTACAACGTCTCCTGCTGCAAGACGGTTCTGTGATGTGTATGTAACAGTTGTTCCGTCACCTGAAGCTGCTGTAATCATGTAGTTACCAGCTCCTGGAGTAAATGCCGGGTAGTTGTTCCACTCAGCTTCTGCTACTGCGTGGTTGTCAAGAGCTGCGTCTAGACGGGCTCCAGCTACCTTAGTAGTTGCTGACCAGTTGTAGTCTGCGCCTACTCCTGGGAAACGTCCGACTACACCCTTAGCTAAGGCTGTTTGAGCTGTATCTGAACCAGATGCTGCGTTTGTAACTGTAAAGCCTGTTGCTGCGCCCTCTGTGCCTACAAGTGAGGCTACAAGGACGTTTGAAAGATTAAGAGCTGATGTTGCAAGACCTGTGATGGACACGGTCTGGCCAACAGCAAAAGCGTTAGCTGCTGTGTAAGTGACGGTTGTGCCATTGCCTGAAGCTGCTGTTACTACAGCAGTTTCATATACGATCTCGTCTGTACCAGTTGTTCCGCCGAAGTTTCCAGCAGCTTCCTCTGTACGAACGTCGTTTGGTTGCATAGGGTAGTTACCCCATACGAAATCTACTTTTACGTTTCCTGCTGAATCGGTAGCGTTACCGTTGTTGTTAGTTCCGCCAAGAGTCTCTGCGATAGCTAGTTGAGCTGCGCCTGTTCCCTCTGGTGAACCCACCGGAAGCGGTGAATTGTAGCTTGACATTATTTACCTTTTCTCTAGAGTAGTTAAAGCGCCTGATCGGGGCGCGTTACCAGTATCTAAGAGTATTTAGGGCTTGTCACGCTTAATTCTTCTATTTTTACCTGTCATAGCCGCTATAGGGGCCGCAATAATAGCTACAGCGTGCTTTAACGCCTCTTCTACTTTTTCTTCAGCCGCTCGCTCTGCCTCTGATATTTTAGAGTTTCTATTTAACTTAGCAAAGTGGTGCGGAGACATAGTATAAGTGTACCTATGCCTCCACACCTATCAATTTTAAACTACTTAATAAGTTTGGTATCTCCTGGCTTATGACGGCCGTCTGCTGTGTCTCCAACTGATGGGTCAGCATGGTCTTTAAACGGTGCTAACGAGCCATCGGGACGAGGTATAGAGATAGTCCCTTGTATTGGGTCACTTGGCATACGTACGCCGTTATACCCTGCTGGGTAGTGCCAAGGGTCTTCAGGCCTATTAGTAGGAGCTGGTTTTGGATCAGGATTCCACACACCTTCTTTTGTTGTTAAAGAGGCTAAGCAGAACCGATCTCCAGATTTTACTTTACGAACTCCGTGGCGTGTATACCCCTCATGCATAACCATAGAACCCGCTTCTGGTTTGTACTTAAACTTGTACTGGGGGTATTCAATTTCTCCGCCTTCGTAGTCATCATTTGGATAAATGACCATGCCCCAAAAGATTGTTTGGATCATTTGATCTTGGTTGTCCACATGATAAAACATTTCAAGACCGTTGCCCCAATCTGTGTTCATAGGGTTTGAGTCTTTCCACATCTTTATGTAATTAAATGGGCTAGGTGTCCAAGGAGCCACTTCAACCATATTTAAAGCGTCTTTTAATCTTGTCTGAAGCTGGTTATTTAAATCCATAATTTCAGAAAAAGATGTTTCAAAGCCTGGGTACTTTGTGGTTATGCTTGGTGTCATTAGCCTTTGATCCCAAAACTTAAACGCGTGCTGCGGAAGGTCTTTGTAATTAAACTCTCTAAACCACTTAGTTAATAGCTCCGACTCGTCTTTGCTTAAAAAGTTTCTGTAAATACGAACGTTATCGTCGCAGAGGCTTTCAATTTCCACTATTCAATCTCGCTTTCTTTATTATATCTTGGACTGTACCAATAGAGTTTTTTACTCGAATATTGCGGTGCTCTTGCTTGTCTACTGTAAAAAACCAGTGTTCTGGCTCTACATAGAAAAAGAACACGTTACACACAATATTGTTATCTGGGTTTACCAGCGGCTCCCGCCAGTGCTCCTGTTTTTCTCCGTAGTAGAGGAGGGCATCGTTTTCTTTAAGGGTATACGGAACACCCTCAACATATAAGTCCCAATCTTGGGTAGCGTACACCGCGAGGTCTATACTGTATGTGCACGCGTTGATATCAGTATGGTGCTCTAAAGAAGCATCGCCAAAATACCAGGAGGCAAAGTTAAAAGAAGGTAGGAGGGTATCGCTCTCAAAATACTCCCTAGCTACTGGCAGTAGTTTTTCATGTACTGCATTTAACTCTGGAGTCGCAGTCCACTCGTACCTGTTATACCCGTCATAAAATCTTGTAGTAGATTTATCTATACTTTTAACATGGTCTTGAAGAACTTGAAAGTCTTCAGGGCTTAACAAGCTCTTTAAAAGCATTGGCTCTTTTACGTTCATCTTTACCACTTTCCAATAGGGCACTTAGCGTCTTTAAGCTTAGCTTTTAAAGGCATTACGCACCCACACATTTTGCATTGTTTTGTTAACTGTATAAGCCTATCGCAAGACAGGCAAGTGTCCAACCTTGAACGAAATAAAGTATCGTCTGAGCGCTCATACTTAGGGTCCAGCAAGTGCCATGGATAAACCTCTTCGCTCACTGCGCCTCATCAAATATAAGTATGCTTGCCTTATCAAACACGTTGTGTGGGAAAGCATATAGGGTTTTGTACGCCGTTACATCACAAGCGTTGCCTAGCAGCACTTGTAGATCCCGTACTAGTGGAGCCTTTAGGTGGGCGGTTTCTAAAGTCAGATCGGCAGCAAAGTCAATATCGCTACTGCGCTTAGTTTGATTTTGAACAAAGCTGCCGATTAGATGGGCTCTGAAAAAGCCGTAGGACTTAAATAGGTTTTTAATATTTTCAAGGTTTTTTACTATGGTAGGAACTCGGTAGTCAGTCAGATCTTCAAAAGTGTGGTTTAGAGCTGGAGCGGTTATAGCGGGGCAGTTCTCGTATATATACCCATTATGCTTACCACGCTCTGCGTCTAGCCTAGTTATCTGTGGACCGCAGTAACATGTGTATAAGTAGTACTTTTTCACTGGTACTTCTTTCGTTGCCACATGTTTTTCTTATACCCGTTTTCAAAGGTAGACCTGACAACATAACGCTGTCCAATAGCCTCATCCTCATACTCTGAAAATTCTGGTATTACAAGCTCATACTCCTCGCGCCTAAAAGGTATTACTTGTATAAATGGTGTTCCCTGTTTAATGACCCCTTTAAATCCGCGCTCAATAATCATTGAGAAAAACCCGTCTGACATAAAGTTATCTGTGTCTACTACCCCGTTAATAACTCTAAAGGGAAGATTCTCATGAAACATTGGATGGATAAACATACAGCTAACGCCCTCTTCAGTTTTAACTGCCCACTGAGGATTAATTCTAAATACCTCGTCCATGTAGACATCCCTACTAAATGGGAATCCTTTTACCTGCTCCGGAGAGTGCATAGAGACAATATCTTTTTCCTCATTGTTAGCGTGGCTATAAACAATACGTTTACCGGTAGCGTCAATCATTACGTCCACAGGAAACTTTAATATATACCCCGCTGTGATGGAATCAAATATTGCCATGCAGCTTTTTATAGTTTTATTAGTAGTCCCCTCTGCACGGTTGTAGACAACGGAGTCAGTCGTATACCTATCATGGTCTTTGTACCATTCTGGTACCAATTTAACCGCAGGTTCTGGAAGTGGGGCGTAAGATACCGTGTGCTTTGTCTTAGGTATAAACTTTATAAGACTTGCCACGGCTTACTCCATTCTTTAGTAAAACTCTCTTAGGTTGTAAACGAGCATGTTTTCAGTGAAGAATATATCATATGGCTCGCAGTTAATCGAATACACAGTCAAAGAGACGTCCATAGGTATTACGTCTGTAACTGGTGTCCAATCATCTGTCTGGTAGTTGTATACCTCGTATGAGGTGTCCATATCTGCCGCAATAACAAACGAGTGAACCCCATCTTTTCTAGCCAAGATGTAGTGGCTCTCAGAGAACCAATCGCCGTTAATCAATACATGTCGATCTACTTCTCGTGTAGTAATGCTTGTCACAGTAGTTGTAACAACCCCATTATTTGTGAACTGCTCAGAAGCCCATGAGGTTAGGTCAAAGTCTGGGCCAAAGGTTGGGATTTCTGATATGTCTAGAGATAACAGCTCGTCTCCAACAGATAGGTTGTTAACGGTCTTGTATCCATCTAGTGTTAGTACGTAAGTTCCACCACCCAAAGAACCGCAGAAGTCTGCAGGTGTTGGGATACATGTTGCAATAATAGGCTCAGCAATAATTACTGGTTCAGCAATAATAACCGGTTCAGCAATAATTACTGGTTCAGCAATAATTACTGGTGTTGCAATAATTACTGGTGTTGCAATAATTACTGGTGTTGCAATAATTACTGGCTCAGCGATAATAACCGGGGTTGCAATGATAACCGGGGTTGCAATAATAACTGGAGTAGCGATAATAACTGGAGTAGTAGATGTATCTGCTACAGCTACAGTTGCGCTTGTAGCAACAACGGTTCCGCCTGTGGACCCTGTACGTAAACGAGCTAGGAAAGACTCTGGCCCCTCTGTTGTCAAATCATTGCTCAAAGTGACTGCAAAAGACCCGGAGTTAGCTGAAATAGAAACAGATCCGCCAGAAGTAACCGCGTTGGAAGGAGAGTTAAAGTCTGAGTTATTTATAGTTCCTGATACGCCTTCAAGCGTCCAGTAAAGAGTTCCTGACCCAAAGTTAGTTGTAGTAACGGTAAACGTTACTGTTGTACCTTCATTTACAGAGGTTGAGTTTGGAGCAACTGCGTATGTTATTGGAGGAGCTGAAGGAGTTACTGGGTTAGATGATCCAGAAGAGTCTGAGCTAACTCCATAGTTTGTGTTTCCAACTACAGTAAAAGTGTAAGCAGTTCCTGCAAGTAATCCTGAAACAGCAATTGGTGAAGAAGACCCTGTGCCGGTTATTCCACTAGGACTTGAAGTAGCAGTATAGGTAATTGTCCCCTTACCAATATATGTAGAAGGAGTAAAGGCCACTGTTGCGCTTAAAGTGCCCGCAGTAGCAGCACCTATAGTAGGTGTAGTTGGCTTTTTACCCTCAGAAGATGTATTACCTGGAATCGGCATTAAACGCTCAAATCGCCGATTAACACCCAATTGTTAGTGCCAAGACAAATCAAAGTAGCTGATGAGTACCCTGCACGTAAAAATAAACCTGGGGTTCCGTTTAACGCAACTCCGGTTCCCTGTACTTGAACTCTTCCAAAAGCTAATAGATGAATTTGAGTTCCGACTGGGGCACCGCTTAATGCTGATGTAAGGCTGATTACTCCTCCAGCAGCCATTTGGATCATAGTTTCGTAATCAGTTGTAGCAAGAATATACGTTCCAGATTTAACATTTGTATTTACTACAAACTTAGCTTGATAAGTTGACGCAGCTGTAGAGGACGTTAAATAAGGCGACAAAGAAGCAGAGGTTATATAAGTCGAAGAATCTACAGTTCCATTTGCTTTTAAGAACTGGGTAGATGTTCCTCCGGTAATTGCTACAGAGGCTGCGCTGAGTGCACCGGTTGAACTGATGGATGCTAAAGCAGTTCCGCTGCTATTTTGCCATTCTGCCAAGGCAGCTGATTGACTAGCATTAGCTCTGATTACTAAGCCCCTAGTGCTTCCTGAAGCAGGGACAATAACGTTTCCGGTATCTCCAGCTTTTCTAATGTATTGGCTGTGAGAATCTGCAACAACGCCAGTTTCAATGTTTCCTAAACGAGCGTTAACGCTAGCAAAAGATGTAGAGGTGGCTGTAAAGGTACCACTTGGTGAAGGAGATGTAGAAACTTGTGGGGAAGCGCCAAGAGTAGACTGGATAGCGACTACTTCTTCTTGAACTGAGTTTGGATGGGAAGCGTCAACAACGTCTGTAACGTTGGTCTTAGTAGTAAAAACTCGAATCGAGGTAGGATACGACGCTGGCATGGTGTTCCTTTCAAAGTAGCGATAAAAGTGTACCGCTTAATTAATTAGTTTTGGTGCTCTCCGTTAGGTCCACGACCAGGTTTTGCGTAAGTTCCAATACGAGGGCGCTCTTGGCTGTTAATAAACATACGACGGATGCCAAATCTAGAGTCTTTTACAACTAAAGGTTTTGGGGCCGCTTCTTTGAAAGCTTTATTTCGAGCCAGTTGAACCCTCCCAATGTAAGACGTTAGTCCTAGCGCCTGGTAAAACCTGCTCAACGCGAGTTAACGCATCTCGAAACTCTCGGCTTCTAGCGCCTTTAATACCTTTAGCGCTGAACTTAGCCGCTTCAGCAACCGGATCAGATAGACGATCTATTTTTGGCATAGATATTAGTCCAAGCGTGTTGCTGGAAGGTGAGAAGTGTCGCTATAACCAAGAAACTGTTGGCTTGTTGACCTATTCACTGACTCTGGTTTCTTTTTAGCCGGGTGGTCTGGCTTAATAATCTTTGTTTTTTCAGAGGCTGGGGCTTTTCCAGAAGACTTACCGGAAGACTTTTTTAGCTCTTGCTTAGCTTTTTTCTTTGGACTTTGTGTTTTTCCCTTAGGAAACAAAGACCTTTGGGTTTTTGAGATGGCGGAACCAATCGCCGAAAGATTTGAGAGCTCTGTTGATCCGCGCATACTATGATTCTAGATGCTTTTCTTCACAGTCACGGGCTAAAGTGGGCACAACCCAAATGCGACCGCATATAGCGCAAGTCCAGCGCTGTATGCGATCGCTATTGGACATCAACTACTTAAGAACCTGCCCGCAGGTTACGCAAGTCTTTACTTCTGCAGGAGCTGCAGATGCAGCGCCTTTGAACTTTGGGCGACCAAATCCCACGATTGAGATCATTTCGCCCTTCTTGTTCTTCTTAAAACCGCGAACCTTCTGTGAAACCTGCCCGCCGTTACGCTGTGAGCCCTTCTTATCTGGGCTGGTGTTTCCTTCAATGCACACTACTGTGCCGTCTCCGTTGTCCTTGATAACAATTCCTACGTGAGAAATTCTATCGACACCGTCTGCGGGGAAATCAAAATACGCGATATCCCCTGGCTCTGGATCAGCAATATCTGCATCGATCCATGCGTTAGCCTTTTTGAATGCAGCGGCTCCGCCTGGTGTGTAAACAGTATTAGGCACCTTTACTCCAGCCTCATTTGCGCACCACATTACGAAACTTCCGCACCATGGTTGAAAGTTGGCTTTGGTAAATGCGCCGTACTTTGTCTCGTTGTCCTTAGGACCTTCGATTGTTCCAAGCTCTGCCTTAGCAACCTCAATAAGGCGAGCGACTGTGCCTTGGTCTGCCATTAGTCTTTGTCCCAATCTAAATCAACTGGCTGCTCATCTGGAACTTGTCCTTCTGGCTTACCTGTAGGTTCTGGCTCTGTTGGTGCTGGGGCGGGAGCAGGCTCAGAAGAAGCCTCTCCTGCTGCGTTACCCATAGAAGCAATCTCCTCAGCGCCGCTCTTACCGATTAAGATACCTGCAAGGGTTCCTGTGATAAAGGTAGCGATGCTTCCAAGAACATTGAAGAACATCTTGTCATTCTCTGACTGAGCGCCAATTGGCTGTGTTACGAACAGTAGGCCATACAAGATGCCGAATGCTGTAAAAAATAAAATCAAACCGAGGATAGCGCCAAGTAAAAACTTTAATCGGGCGTCTAGCTCAGCGGGAGTGTATCGAGTTCTACTCATTTGTACTTCCTGTTTCATCTAGTTTAACTAAATCGGATGGGCAAATCTGTAAAGCTGTGCAAACTGGTGGCTTGCATTCGGCTGTTTCCCAGTTCGCTGGGTCTTGACATGGATATCTAAATCCACCGTCATACCCACAGCTTGAAAGGGTAAGAGCTAACACAAAGGTTAGCATAAGTCGTTTTAACATTAGTCTTCATCCTTTGGGTTTCTTAGAGGATACGTAATGGCCCAAGCAACCAAGGTTCCAATGATTGCGTACCCAACCACAGTTTTAGCTGATCCATCAAGCACTACCCAAGCAATGAACATACCAAGTAGAGTCCATAGCTGGTCAATCATGTCTTTAATTATCTTAATCAAGGTTTACGTCTCCTAACGCCTCTTAGATCACCGGAAGCTCCTCCGCCTCCAGAACTTCCTCCCCCACCGCCAGAGGATGATCCTCCAGTGGTAGTACTGCCAGTTGTAGCAATGCCAACTGCGCTTAAAGCAGCTTGCGCAACAATAATTGCAGCAACAACTGTTTCCTGTGCTTCTTCACGTTCTTCTGGACTCATATCCGCACCAATGCTTCCTAAAGCTTGGAGGGCTTGTCCTGGGTCGCTAAATATTGCGCCAATTAGTTCTGATGGGTTCTCTAGTAAAACGAGAGCCGCAGCAACGTCTGCAGTAATTATAACTTCGTTACCGTTCTCATCCTGTCTAACCTCAACAGGAGTATCAGCAGGCAGGTCTTTATACTCAAGGCCTGCTGCAGCAATTGCTTCAGAAGTAACAGCTTCACCAGGGGCAACAGATGCAATAAGAGCTTCAGCTACAACAGCTTTCTCTTCATTTGTTAACTTGCCATCGGCCATTGCGTCCTTGACAGCTTCTGCTACAGTAGTCTCCTCATTAACAGGAGGTTCTAATGGTTCTGTGGACGGATTTTCTTGCTCTGTTTCTGGTGACTCTGGTTCTGGTGTTGATTCCTCGGGTGTTTCAACTTCCGAAGGAGTCTCCTCGTCTTCTACGGCTGGCTCTTCGGGGGCTTCCTCTTGTGGTTGCTCTTCTGTGGGTTCTGATGGCTCTTCTGTATCGGGCTCAGTAGATGAGTCTGTGGGTTGATCTTCGGAATCTTCAGGAAAATCTTCAGGATTCTCAGACTCGTCTGGAGTGTCTGAAGGAGTGTCATCTTCAGGAGTATCCACTGGTTCCTCTTCCGGATTTTCTGTTTCCTCTTCAGAAGGCTCTTCAGGAGTCTCTGGAACAACTGGCTCCTCTACAGGATCAGGTGAAACGGGATCATCTGAAGGCGCAGGCTCAGCTGGCTCAGAAGGCTCTGTCGGAGTCGGTTCCTGAGGCTGGGTCTCTGGCTGAGGCTGAGGCAAAGGAGAAGGCTCAGGCTGAGGCTCGGGCTGCGGCTCTGGCGAAGGGGTGGGGCTGGGTTCTGGGAGTGGAGAAGGAGTAGGCTGTGGAGGTTCTGGCTGTGGTGTTGGCTCCACTGGTTGTGGCTCTACTGGTGTTGGCGTTGGTTCGACAGGAACGGGAGTAGGCTCAGGTGAAGGTTCGGGTGTTGGCTGTGGTTGCGGTTCTGGCTGCGGGACTGGTGTTGGCTCTGGTGTTGGTACGGGAGTTGGCTCAGGCTCTGGAGTCGGCTGAGGAACAGGAGTAGGTTCTGGTGTCGGAGTTGGTTCTGGGGTTGGTTCTGGGGTTGGTGTTGGCGTTGGTTCTGGTTGTGGCTGTGGTGTTGGTTCTGGTGTGGGCGTGGGAGTCGGAATGGGTTCAGGCTCAGGAACGGGCTCAGGTTGAGGAGTAGGATTTGGGACTGGAGTTGGCTCTGGTTCCGGTGTGGGTGTAGGCGTAGGTTCAGGCTCTGGTGTTGGTGTAGGAACTGGTTCTGGACTAGGTGGAGGAGTAGGCTCAACAACTGGTTCAGGGGTTAACTCAATAGGTTGTTCAATCTGAGTAACGCCCGCTTGTTCTAATGAAACAACTGTTCCATTTTGCAAACGTGCGCCAGTTCTTTCGTCACCAAACAAGCGTCCTTCAACAGAATATGTGTAAGAAACATTTCCATCTGTAAGGATTTGTGCGGTAATAACGATCTGTGTAGTTTCCCCAGTCATAGCACCGTAAGGACGATACTTGCCGTCTACTTGAAACCCGCCTTCTGAGGTTCTAATAATGAAGTGGGTATCTGGCATGTACCCAGGCAAAGCCCACCAGTCCCTAGATTCAATAGAGATTGATGGAGTACTTGGGTAGGTGTGGAAAGTTCCGTCTGGCTGACCAAAGGTTATTACAGAGTTCGTAGTGGCGTAGACATCTGTATACTCAACACCGTTAAATAAAACTGAAGTGGTCAACGGGATTCTGTAAGAAGAATCATCCCCTCCGCCAGTTACAGTTTCAACTACTACAGGTGGAGGAGTTGTAGATGTCAGGGTGGCAGTCTCTTGCGTTGTTGGTTGTGTTTGTGTTGGGCTATCTTGTGTCGTGGATGCAGTGGTATCAGCCGGAGCTGGAGAAGGTTCAGTTGTTGTCTGAGGAGCTGGTTCGGTCGAAGACGAAGACTCAGTCGTTGCAGATTGATTTGGATCGGATTGCTGAGAAGAATCAGAAGTGGGCGAAGAAGAAGGTTGAGGGGTTGATGTCGGGGATGGAGTTGCCTCAGCAGAACTTGTCGTACTGGAAGTTTGAGGGTCCGAAGTTGCAGGCGAGGGTTCTGGAGTTGGAGATGCAATTGGAGCAGTTGCGGTCCCAGACTCTGTGGAAGGACTAGTAGATGTCACAACCAGAGGCTCCTGATTGGAAGAAGGACTCTCGGAAGGCGATGGAGTTGTCTCTTCAGCGACTGCAGGAGTCACCGAAAGAAGCAGATAAATAAACCCTGCTCCTAAAATAAAACCGACTTTTTGTGTTAACCCGTGTAGTGCTGCGAATATACGCAGTGTGTTTATAGTTCTCTCCTAAACTAGTTATTTCTAGTTTAGCAAATTAATTTCACCTGTCGGGTCAAAGATTTCTAACGCTTTTACTTTTAGGTCGTTACTCATTTTACGTGCGTGATGACCGCAAAACATAAGCTCACCGTGTAAAAAAGTTGCAATTACTGAAGCTGCTGCGCTGCATGAGTCACAGCGGTCATTAGCAGTTAGTTCTCTAGTTACTAAAGATGTATCTGTCATTACTTGCTCCTTTTCGTTATATGAGCAGTTTACCCACATGCTCAGGTGCTGACCTACTATTTGATAGAAATCTTTTTAGCCTTCTTATGCTCTGGGATTTCACGCTCTAATGAGATGGTCAAAATGCCGTCAGACATGGTTGCTTTCAATACCTTCATATCGCCGGACAAGATGAACTTTTGTTCAAAGTCTCTTGCGGCAATCCCCTTATGAAGATACTCACCCTCAGAGGAGTCTTTGCTGCCAGTGATAGTAAGCATGTCTTCCTTTACCTCAATTTCAATCTCTGCTTTTGTAAAACCTGCGGCAGCGAGTTGAATTTCATACTTATCATCTTCTAACGAAACGATGTTGTATGGAGGATAGGTAGGTTTTGTGGTTTTGCGAAGCTCTTCCATAACGCGGAAGGGATGGTCGAATCCAATAGTCCAAGATTGTAAAAATGGATTTAGTAGTTCAAATGGATTTGCTGTTGCTGGAGCTGGTTTTTTAACATGCTCCCATTGTTCATAATTTGGGTATTTACCCATAGGCATATGTGCCATAGTTCTCTCCTTAGACGAGACTAGTTATATCGGCTCCCGTTCGGCGAGCCGTGTATATAACTATATCAAAGAGAGATTTATTCCTTCTCTGAAGCTCTTAAATCTTTTTCGATCTTCTTACCCTCTTTGCGGTTTCTACGGCGCTGTGAGGGGCCTACAGAGGGCCCTAAGACCGAAGTCTTTAGGAACTCGTCAGTTGACTTGTTGGTAGGGATAAATTGCCCTGCACCTTGGTAATTTGGCATTACTGGCCTCCTAAATACTTTTTGCGGTTTTCTGAAAACTTAGATTGATTAACAGCAGCCTCGCGCACTTCAGGGCTGGCTTTATCCATACCTTCTGAAGATTGGCGTGCAAGATGAACTTGGTAGTCAAACTCTTCTTGACGCTTAGAGCGAGGATCTTGCTGGCGATTAATCATTAGTTGAGTGTACGTCCGCGAGTTGACTTTGGTGCACGAGCTTTTGCTAGCTCAGCGCCGCTTACAGAAAGAGGATTTCCGTCTTTTGCTGAACGCATAGCTTGAGCTACAGTACGGGTGCCCTTGGCAACAATACGGGCTCCTACACGACCTTCTTTTACAGACTGTGCGTACATTTGGTCAAAAGTCATATCGTCTTTAGCTTCGCTTCGTGCCTCATTTTGAACATCAGCGCGTCGTGCTAGTTCTATAGTATCTGCAGGATTTCCCTTACGGAAAACGTTCATGCTTCCAAACTGACCTTTATCTGTGTTCATTTCTCGTTCTCCTTTTTGCCTGCACGGCGCTTGTTCTCTTTTGCTGTGTTCTTGCTTCTAGAGATAGCGCGAAGGTTACCTTTAGAGTCATTGTTGTGATTGTTGTCCTTGTGGTCAACAGTCGTGTTCTTAGATTTAATCTTGCCGTTCTTTGACTCGTAATCTGCACGAGCCTTGTTCTTAGATGTGGTAACCCACTTACCATCTACCTTCTTCTTGTAGACGTAGATAGGGCGACCGCCATTAGCATCAGAGCCCTTATAAGGGCCAAACTTCTTTGCTTCAGCCATTCTTCTTGTGCCAATCCTTAGTAGCTTTTACACCCTGGCTGACAGTCTTAGCTCCAGCCTTCTTTGTAAGGTTGATCTTGTCGTACTTGCCCTTACTGCCTGCGTGGTCAACAATAACATCACCCTTTTTGTTTTTCTTAATGGTGTGCTTTTGTCCAGCTGCTTTAATTGTCTTAGCCATTATCGACCTGTATCAATGTACTCAGATTGGTAGCTAGATTCGCGTGATGGTCTAATAGCTGGCTCAGATGGAGAGGTTGTCATGTTAGATGAACCCATTTTAAATGCGGCTGTTCTTCCTGCGTAATTTGCTACAGATTGACCAAC